AGCGCAACCTTGAACGCGGCGGCGTACACCTTGTTGGCTTCTTCAGCGGTCTTGCGTTCTAAGCCTTCCGGCAGTGGGAGAGATTGCCAGTTTGGAGGGGTCACTTTCTGAATAGCGTCTATCCAGCATTTAGCTTCCTTGCGCATCCCGGCGCTAAAGCCTTGGACGTACAGGCGTATCCCTAACTGAACTGTGACAAACGCTATGAAGATGGAAATCCCAAACCACACTAGTCCGTTAACCATGACATGTCATCCTCACTGATCTTTTTCTTTTTCCTTGGTTTCGACTCCCGCTCGAACACCATCTTATATTCTACATCCTTTTGTGCCGCAACTGCTTGATCGCCCTTCAGGAAGACTCTCATGCCAACCTTTTTGACATAGGCGCGAAGCAAGGCTTTGAACTCATCTTCACTCCCGGCGACTTCCATACCTGCTTGAAGATCGAAGCTATCACCTGAGTCCAATATACCAGCAGAGTGTGAGTTTCCCAAAATCGCTTCAAACACACCCTTCTTTCCACGCAAGGTTTCGATGGCGTATTCATCAATGGTTCCTTTGGCGACCATGACATGTAACGTGCAAGCGCTGTGTGGGGATGCCATGCGCACCATTCGGCCTACAAGCTGAATCAGATTTCCCCATGACCACGGTACGTCCAACAGGATCATGTGTGCTGCTTGTTGCAGGTTGATGCCTTCCATACCTGCTTCGTTCACCACAATCAGATCGTAACCAGAGTCCGGCGACTGGAACAACCGCTTGTTTTCGTTGCGCTGCTTTTCAGACTCATTCCCGGTAATTCGCAGGAACTTGCGCTCAGTGAAATGCCCGTTCTTCGTCAGCCATTCCAGACGGTCAATCCACGAGCGATACTTGGTGTACACAACCAGCTTCTCGCCGCGATACTCACCGTCCAGCATATCCAACAAGGCTTCTTCTTTTGGTGACAACTTCGTGGTCAGGAAAGTCTCTTCATTGTTCCGGTCAAGCAGGGCCCAATGGTTCGCCACAAGCTGGTTGACGGAAAGCTGTGTCATCTCGTTGTCAGCGTCCCGATCTTTGGAGAAGATTTCCCCAGCGACCTTGAACAGAATTGGCGGCAGTTCGATCAAGCCCAACGGCAGATCGTGAATGATCTTAACCTGCTTCTCGTCCAGATCAATCGGGTGATAAAGCGTGGTGAGCTTTGGCAAAGGTTCATTGACTTGACGCTGAGAGCGTCCAAGAAAGAACGGACGAAGCTGCTCTTTGAAGAACGCCACGTTCTTATAACCACTGATGATTCTGATCTTGCGGCCCCCGCCGATGTGCTGTTCGCGCCATAGACAGTATTCTTCGCGGAACTCTGACATGCTACCCAACGGGCGGACACCAATAGCGTGAGAGATTGAGTAAAACTCTTCCAAACCGTTCTTGATCGCGGTTGCCGTGAGTGCCCATACGCGCTCTGGATAACGGCAGATGTGCATGATAAGCTGGCGCGTCTGTGTGCCTGTGGTCTTAAACTTGTGGCACTCGTCCAGTGTTAGGATGATCTTGTCCTTGTGCTCTTTGAAAATTTTGCTGAAGTTGATGACTTCTTCAGACTTCTCTTCTCGCTTCCCGTCTACGATCCTGCGCTTACCTTTGAGCGAGTCATACTTTGCCACGAGAATGTCGTGATCGTCATTCTCAAGGAAATCAATCATCTGCGCGTAACGGGCATTTGACGATTTCATACCTTTGAACGTGTCGGTCATCACGCGAGGGCGTAACGTTGTATACTTGCGGCACTCGTCCGCCCACTGGTACGTGGTGGACTTGGTGGTGATGACAATCATCTTGACGGCTGGGTTGCGGTGCTTAAGCCAAGCGAAGGATACCAGCGCGTCCAGTGTCTTCCCAAGGCCCACGGCGTCACCAAGAATGAAGCGTGGCATACGAACCAGATGGTGAATTGCCTGCTTTTGAAATTCCTTGATGACCAACGCTTCGTCCGTGAGACGTTCTTCTACGACGTCGTACAGGAATGTGCGAACGTTATCTGGGATGGAGAAGGGGATCGGGTTGGTTGCGGCGTCAACAGGCCACTTGCGAATTACGAACAGCTTCTCAAGTAACCCCCCGCTGAGGGCGGCGAATGGACGCTCGGCAGTCTTGTAGACATCGCTCGTCGCATACGCCGTCAACAGCGGGCACTGGAGAAATTCTTCGGTTTGGTCAGGCACTTAGTTTAATACTGGCTTCTCATCCACGAATGCTTACCTCCACCACTCGGTGACTCGCCTGAAATGACCCCTTCGGGTCTTTGAACTTGATCCTACCGCCGTCCTCCATGACGAACACGGCCGATTTGGCTTTGGACGCTTCATCGAATGTAACTTCCATGGAGCCATCATAGTTGCGAACAACCTTGGCGATTTCTGTGAGTTTGGGTCTCATGTTATTCCTCGCTCACTCGCTTCTTGGTGTCAACGAAGTTATTCAACTCCCTGCGAAACTCTTTCTTAATCAGGCTCTTCACGGCCTCGCGCTGTTCACGATCCGCGATTGGGGAAGCGTCCATGATGGTTAACACGCGTCCTTGCAGTGATTTGATCCGGTCTGCGATGTACCAGTTCATGTGATCTTTGACTGGCTGCACGTAGAGCGTGACAGGCGGATCAGCGTATTCGAGTTGTGTCAGCTTCGTGTCCTTACGAGCCGCCACATTCGCCGCTTCGGTGAATGTCTTCTTCACGTCATCTTCAACCTTAAGCTCAGCTTCAAGCGCGGATAGGGCGGCTTCTGGTTCAGGTGTCGTGACTTCTTCGATGAGTTCGGCGTCTTCTTCGCTCATAGCTTGCTGCGGGGCTTCCGCCAAAGCGGAGTCGAGATCGGCACATGTCGCGGTTGGGTCGTCCGCAAAATACTCATCTTCTTCTTTTTCGCTGGGAAGCGTCAGCGCCGGGGCCACAATTTCTTGTGCCGTTTGGATCGCCGTGTGCAGCGCGGCGGCGGGCAGCCCTTCCTGAATTGGGAACTCGCGAATGCCTTTGGTCATGTAGATTCTTTCCGGCGTTACGGTGACCGATACGGCATCGTTTTGGCTCCAAATACGATAAATTGGGGCGTCGATGTCTTTGTCATTGACTGGCTTCCACTGCGGGAGCCGGGGAGACAAGTGAAGATCGTCGATCAGGTCTGCCATGACGGAGGATCGAACGCCAGCCGGACCAAGCTGCTGCAAGGCGGTTGCCGACGAGCAGATCATGCTGGACAAGTGGTGGTACGTTGGTTTTGCGTAAAAGGGGGATTTTGGATGCGCTGCGAGAGCATCTGACTCTGGTGCCATAGAAACCTCACTGTACTTGACTTTGGATTGAACTACACTAGGGCATACAGCCCACTATCTAGTACCTGATAGTTGAAAAATTCCCTATTTCAACTCGCCGGACGTAAGGTAGAGTTTGCGGAGTTCGTGAATCATCCAAAGCGGAGGATCGTGCATTTCCATGGAAAGGCCGTAACAAGAATAGATCAGTAAGCGTGCAGGGCCGGGGGTGACAATGGCGTAGCGGAAAAAGGTCTCTTGCGTGCAGGCGGCTTCCATGTCGAGAATGAAGTCAATGTCATCGTACACGTCCCAGATTCGGGCCAAAGGGAACGCGGCGGACAACATTTGACGGGTGCCTGCCCGTTCAATCTCAGTCGCGAATATGAGCCGTTCGTACATGACCCCTCAAGAGAGGGATTGGAATTTAATTGGTTGAGCGCGGCGGGATCAATTCAGCAATGTTGTTGGCGATTCTTTCATCCAGCGCACCGTGTTTACTAACAAACGCAGTCGCGGCAGTTTTGAATAGGTCTTTGTTCTTGTGATGTGAACGATCACAAGTTTCCATGCAGATGATACAAGTGACAGAGATAGGGTTGAGTTTCAGGATGAACAAATGACCGTCAACATCAGAGCGGTATACTCCGGCTTCAACCACGCTTGACAGGTCTCCGAGGCTTCACTGGTGCCATGCTCTTGCGTGCGTTACTTTGAATTTCACCAAGGATTCGCTTGAGGCGAATGTTGCCGATCTCGGTCAGGCACAAATCGCCCCATTCTGTATCTCTGATCCCCGGTTCGTCCTGATCGAACAACACGGCCTCGATGCGTTCGATGTAAGTGTCGAGTGTAGGCTTCATTGTGGCTGGGGATAATTCGTTCCTGTGCCGTAGCCAAACGCGGCTGCGCGAGCATCGCTGTCGCGACCTTGCTGGCGCTTGCGATCCAGAACCTTCTTGTGCTGACGACGTGCATTGGTTGCCATGCGACGAAGTTCAGTCCCGGCTTCCGCCAAGCCGGATGCGAAATCACCGGACTGCGACGTTTCCTTTGACATCTGCTTGATGTGGTTGGCCGCCTCCAGCAGAATCTTCGCTCTTTGGTCGTGATAATCGGGATCGTTCTTGTGGCTCATTGTGCGCCTCCGCAGTGCGTGCAAACTTCTTTTGCCTTCTGTCTCTTCAGCTTCTTCAGCCGTTTGACTTCTTTCTGAAGGGCATCAACACCTTGCATTTGACCGGAATAATCGCCGTCGCAACCACCGTTCATCATGCAGTTGTCGGCGGCTCGGTTGAAATCAAGTTCGGCAAGTTGGATGGCTCGCTCAATCGGAACGGTGTCCGGGCGTGGGTAAGCAAGGTAGACGGCCCAATCCTTCATACCTTTATGATACTGCGTTTTTAGCGGAGATTCAATGCTTCTTCAACGAGCGGAACAACGCGGTCAGTCAGGTGGTCAAAACCACGAGAGCGAAGGACACATGCCCAAGCAGTAACGCACAGGGGAAATCCGTCTTTTTCAAACCAGTGCTCGGAGTCCTGAATCCAAGCGGTTACGATCTCGTCCCGAACAGGTGTAACGGCGGTGCGCAGGAGCGCCAGCGCGGATTGCCTTACAGCCGGATTGGTTTCCCAAACGAGTGTCATATCAGCACCAGTTCGCGTTGCTTGCATGGATCGCCGATGAAACAAGAGCCGCTTTCTTGCGGACGCTGCTCAATCGTGGCGTGCTTATGGGGTGGGGGAGGGAGATGGGGCACCGGGGGCTGCGGTGTGGACGCGTCCAACACAGAGACCTGATAATCAATGACGGCTTCGCCGATGCGCAGCGTAGCGAAGATAAACGCCAAACTCAGGAAGACAATTGCCAATGGCTTTGTCATTGTTCCCCTAGTATTCAGGTTCAAAATCGTCGCCTTCGTCCTGTCTGCGACGGCGCGGACGCACATGCCCACGGTCATCGACATCCAGTTCTTCGAGCGTTTCGTCTTCCTCTTCGATTTCGCTGTACTCTTCGTCAGCGTCTTCGTCGAGTTCTTTTTCCCGTTCGTCTTCTAGTTCATCATCGTCCAAGAACATGACTACCTCTAACCAATGACTTTGGTAGACATAAATACTGGACTTTCGGCAACTAGCGTTCCGGCATTTTCGCGTCCGTTCCAGCCAAGGTCTCGTGCCATAGCAATCATACGTTTGTAGGAAACCTTGCCAGCGGTGTGTCCCGGCACGAAGATCATAGCTCGTAGATCACGGATCGCAACCTTCTTGCGCTTCCCGTTCCAGCCAAGCCAGCCTTCAATCTGCCAGTAGCAGAGGTAATTGCAGACTTCGCCGGGATCGTCCGTCGCCTTCGTGCTGCCACAAATTTTGCAAACACATTTCATAAACTTGATGGCGGGCTGCCAGTCTGACTTCCCCGGCTGTCCTACTGGTGGTGCCAGTGCTTGTCGCTAAGCCCTCCCTGCTGCTACAAGGCGCTACGCTGGGCCGCTCGGTTTCGGATTTCCCGCCATAAGGCGTGCCCAATAGCGAGGCACGCTTCCTTCTCTCCCCGCGCTACTCAACGGGATTATTATTGAGAACCTGCATGATCTTGGCTACGTCGTTCTTCACGTCCACTGCACTCTTGCTCCCGGCGTTGTAGCCATCCAGTGCGGCTTGCAGCTTGCCCAGAATGAAATTGTAACGCCCGCGATGACGCATTGTAAAGTTCAAGCTGTCCGCGATCTGCCGGAAAAATTCACATCGGTCTTCGCTTGCATACACGGTGTCAGCGATCACCGGGGGCCACTCAATACCTTCCATATAAATTGCCTGACCGTCAGCCACAAATCGAAGGGGCTTCTTTCCCTGTTGCACTTCGGCTGGCGGCACCACTGCTTTCTTTGCTCCGAATCCAAACATAAACTCTCCTATTGCTCTTGAAGCCACGTTGGATGAACCATCAACAGGCTCGAAATAGCGTCAGCAGCGTCTTGCAAGCCAAGCTGGTTCGCTACTTGCATCAATTCGCGCAACTGGTCTTCGGTGCTGCCTTGATGCTGCGCCTTGCGCTCACCGAGAGCCATAGCAATAAGACGTGCCACGGCGTTGAAGTTCGGCGTGAAGTCCACGTCAGCGGCGTTCTGGATCGCGTTCGTGAGCGCGATAGCGCGGCTCCCGGCTGCGGCTGCGGAGTCATCCACCAGTTCGGCGCTAACACGTTGCAGGTCAGCGTCAATGAAACGAATGGGGTTCTCCCCGGTTTGGTCACACCGCATGATCTTGCTGCGGAGCGCCTGAATCAGATCGAGTGCGCGGCGTTGGCTCACTTTGCACCATCCACTTCCATCAGAAATTGAATTGCTGCCTTCACCGCTGGATCAACGTTCACGGCGCGGTTAACGTTCGTCATCAGAATCCAGCGCTTCGCAAAAGCGTAAATCTGCTGGCGGCTCCCGGCCCCGGCTTGGTAGACGAAATCCGCCCACTTAAGCGGCTCGGTCAAAATGTCATGCGGATTATTCGGCACGTTGAAATACATGTGGTTCATTGTGCGTAGCTCCCAAGTTCAACGGACATCGGGAACTCGTCGAATTCACCGTGCTGCGCCATGCGGCTGATCTCGATGGCTTCCAGAGCGTTCAAGTCGATGGCGTCCTGCTCACACTGTGCGGAACAAAACGCATGGGGATTCTTCTTGGCGAACTCAGGCAGGTGCTTGGGGAAATTCCCGCTCAGAGTCCGTGCTTCGCAGGACTCCAGATATTCGCCATTCGGCGATTGCATATCGTAGGGATCGAAAAACACATGGCAGGAATGGCAAGCTGGCTTCTCATCTTCGCCAACAACGAATACTGGCTGCTCGTTCCACTCCGCACTGGCGCGAAGCTCACGGATGCCTTCGGCACGCTCGGCTTCCAGATATTGCGTCTCTTGCTGGTATTCGTTTCCCATGTTCATAGTATACGGGAAAACGAGCACTTTTGGCTAGAAGTAAGTGCTTAATAATCAGTCGTTTAGGTAGCCTTTTCCGCCACAACCCTTGCAAAGCTGACCGTGAAACTCCCCGGTGCCGTCGCAGAGTTTACAGATTCCGTCATCTGGGCCGGAACCGAAGTCTTCCCCGAAGCCGTCGCGAGGCGGCGCGGGGCGTTCATCTCGCGGTGCGCATGACTTTGGAAAACGGGCGGACTCGCCCCAGTCTTTCGGCATTATCGCTGCGTCCGTTCCTCGAAAATTTCATCAATCAAGTCGCGCAAGAAGGGCCGACCGAAAGTTTCGATGAATGCCAACACTTCACGTCCCTTGTCAGTTAAGAGCACGCCCTTGCCTTCGCACGCTGGGCACTGCAACGGTATACCATCAAGCCGCTCCAGTTCCGCGTAAGTGCCGTCCGTCTTCTCCGGCGTCATGCGATACAGGTGTCCGTCTTGGCAAAAGACACCAGCGCCACGATAGAAACACTTTGAGACTAGGCTGTCAGATGAAAAGGTGTTCATCGGGATATTGCTCCCGTTCGGTGGGCTTGTGCTCTTTCGGTTCGTGATTGCGACATGCAAAAGTGAGAAGACCGATGGGAACGCCAATGAGCGCCAACGCCAAAACTGCGGCCGCTGCTGGCTCCCAATCCATACATCTCCCCGATTCCTACTATAACAGGAAACGGAAATTTGGAATCACTTTTCATTACTTTTTTCGACTTTGAATCCGAAGTCAACCACTTCCGTCTTCGTGCCTTCATAAGCACCGGGCCACGCTTCTTCAGCGATCCCGATCAACTCAGAAAGCACCAGAACGCCTGCGGCACAGGTTAGCAAGGTGTCATCGTAGGCGATCAGCAAAAGATAGCCGATGATGCGGAAAACGCTTTTTACGTAGCTGAGTTTGGTGTGGAGTGTCATGCTTCAATTCCTCGTTCAACAACTTGGTCGTTGACGTAGCCGGGGGTGTCAATCACGCGGCGGGTCTCTTTCGTCTTCAGACCTTTTGCGGCGGCGGCTTTACGAATTTCCGTCAGCTTCCGTTTCATACGCTGCAAGCAAGGCTCAGCGGCGCTCTTGGTTTTGTGGTCATGCCCGCACTCGCCGAACTTGGTGCTCAGCACGGTGTAATAGGGGCCAATGGTTTTAAGAAACCGACCTGTCGATTTCTCGTAAATCTCGCTGTACATCGTTGCGACGTGCGGGGCCATGTATCTCATACCGTCGTATTATACTCCTGCAAAACGAGTTTGCGGTTCTCAACACGGCGATAAACCGTTAGGCCGCAGTTTTTCACGTCATCTTCCTTATCCACCTGAAGGTATGCGTCTTCTTCCCAGCGCTCCAGCAGACTGCGGAAAGCCAGTACGACGACGCTATGGCAAACGATCAGAACGCGGGAACCCACGTAGTCGCGGTTCAGCGTATCGAGCACGCTGTGAACGCGCAAACGCACGTCAGGACGGTTCTCGCCGCCGGGTGGACGGTAGTAATACTTGCCGTCTCGTTCACGCCGATCCGCTTCAGACGGGAAAAGTTCGCGGAATCGCTTGCGGTCGATGCCGTCCATGATGCCAAACTCGATCTCGCGGACGCGTTCTTCAATCACATGGTTCGGCTTGTAACCAAGTCCTTCGATGATTGCACCCGTGGTTTGCTTGGTGCGCACGTATGGCGAGCAGATGATGTAGTCCAGTGGCTTGATAAGGCGGTGGTAACGCCGTGACAATTCTTCACCGACCGCAAGTGCTTGTTGCCTACCCAACGCGGTTAATGGGGAATCCTGATCCCGGAGCACGCCAGTCCATGACGGTTCCAGACCGTGTGCCTTTGCCGCTTCTTTGCGGACGTTCGCCTCAGACTGTCCGTGGCGAACCAGAAGAAGCTCTTCGGGCCACTTTTCAATCATCATCCCAATCATTTTTTGACCCATGAATCTCTTCCATCCGTTCAATGAATTTGCTGCCGTAATGCCACACGGCGTAGCCAAAAACTGCGACTCCTAAAGCACCAGCCCAAGCAGAATTAGGCGGTGAATCATCAAAGAGTCCGTTTACAAAAGTGAGAAACGCGACTGCGGTGCCAAGGATGAACACCATCATCAGCAAGGCGTACCACGCGGTCAAAAACGCCTTGAGAACTTCTTTCATTTCCCGATTATACCGCAATCGGGAACATCAGTGCGACCTCTTTCTCCATGTCCGCGCCGCGCATGTAGGCTGAGATGAGATACGAGATGGGATAGTCCAACTTGTGACCGTTCGCCAGCCACGGAACGTCATAAGCCATCGGCTGAAGTTCGGGCCAGTTGCAGCGACCCTTAATGTGCGGATACTCGCTGGAATAGAGCGCAACACGGCTGTAGGTGTGTTGGCAATACGTCGCGGAGATGCTGCCTTCCTTCGTCGGGGAGTTGATGGCGAACACGGATAGTCGAAGCGCCGGGAAACGGCTCTGGATGGCGCAGGCGATCAGACCGCCGCGCTCGAAGCCCACCAGTAGAGAGTTCGGTTGGATGCGCCGGACGTACTGATTGGCAACCCACTCCACCGCATCTTCGATCATGGCGTCTGGGATAAACGGACGTGCATAGCTCAGCTTAGGGTAAGCCGCGCTCAGGATGCCGTGTAAACGCGCTACAGCGCCGTCTGGCGTGTCTTCCCTGCCGTGGAGCAGTATGATCTGGGGAAACATGGGGGCGTTCATAGCGCCCCCAATGAAGGCATGACAACCACCTTGCCGCTGTCGTCTTCGTAAACGCTCTTCTGTATCAAGAGCAATGCGTCTTTACGAGTCAGCGTACCGTTAAGCTGGCACGTCTCCACGGCGAACAAGATTTCCGCGAAGTGCGGCCCCGGCTTCAGACCCATGTCAATCAGGTCATGCCCGGTGACTATCGGCACAGGACGAATGTCTTCCGGCTTGTAAGCCTTGACCTTCAGCACGAAGCCCATAACGGCTTCAAGTCCAAGCCGCGTCTTGCCCATAACTTCATCCTGAGTCATGATCTCCAACGCGTACTCAAGTCCCGGCTGGCGGCAAGAACGCTTCAAGCTGGCTTCCGAAAGCCTATCAACACCGGACAGATGGTGCCGAAAGGTCAGAATCAGGGAGTTCATGCAGACGAACGCCTGTACTTGTTCGGTGCTTAGCTTCAGGTGCTTCGCAAGCCGCAAGTCCGCGTGCGATCCCACGTCCGAGAAGAACATCGCCATACCCAGCATGGGGTCTTTGTTTGCATCGAACATGCCGAACCGCTGAATCATGTAGATCAGATTCGCGTGTGTCGCGAACTCGTCCGGCAGACAGTACCGATACAAACCAGTGGTGATGAACGGCACCAGCCCCTTGAGCGGATATGGCGCGGAAAACATCTTGAACAGTTCCGCTGCAACGCGCTCTTGACTGATCTGCTTGAGCAAAGGTGCGTTGCGTTCGATGGCTTCCAAGGTCTTTTCTTCGATCTCGAAGCCAAGCTGAGCCGCAAAACGAACTGCACGCAACATGCGGAGGCCGTCTTCTTCAAAGCGCTTGTTAGCGTCCCCGATAGCGCGGATCAGTTTGTTCTCGATGTCTTCGCGTCCGCCAACGAAGTCTACGATAGCGTCGCCGTCGAACAACTCCCACTCGCCAACCTTGACATCTGGCATAGCGAAGTCCATAGGCGGCGTCAGGAGCAAGCCGTTCATGGTGAAGTCCCGGCGCACGATGTCTTCTCTGGCGGTCTTGCTGTAATAAACCGCATCTGGACGCCGACCATCGGTGTAGTTGCCGTCAGCACGGTACGTGGCAACCTCAACCTGCACGGTGTCCTGCATCACCACCACGACACCAAACTTCGCGCCCACCGGGATTGTGTTAGGAAAGATTTCCTGAACCTTCTCCGGCACGGCGTTCGTGGTAACGTCACAGTCTTTCGGCGTGCGTCCAAGCAAAAGGTCGCGCACACAGCCGCCGACAAGGAATGCTTCGTATCCCTTGCTCTGCAAGGTGCGGATCACCTGCTTTGCTGCGCGGATTGCCTTGGTTTCAGCGTTAGCCATTTTGCTTCACTTCTTTCTTGAAAATCGGGCCGCTCTCCATCGTCTCGGTGTTGTAGAGCCGCAACGCACCGCACAGCGGACATTGCTGGTGCGCGTTAAACGGAGCGTGCAGATCGTAAGTCGTCACCATATCCCGATGCCTTTGTGGAAAGCTCCAGTTGTGCCGACATCCGAAGATCGTAGCCCAAACTTTGTCCCCAAACGTCAAAAAATGAATGCCGCCTGTGGCGGTAGCCATGTCAAGTTTTCTCCACTTCTAGTATACGGTTTGGCGAGAGAAAAAGGACAGAAAATAACCCCTTAAGAATCAAGGGGTTACTCTCCATCCTTCTTGAAGGTATCGTTACCCTTCGGCTTGATTCGATCCCAGATGATCGGCGCGTAGTCCTTGCCGTCGAGCATTGCGAACAGGACCGAACAGTATTGTGGCGTCTGCTTGAAGAAGAGTGCCAAGTCCTTGCGCGACCCTTCCTTCGGACGTGCCTCGAAAACAGCCTTCGAGACAACCTCGATCTCGGTGTACTTCGACCGAAGCTGCTTCACCCACCCTGCGAACCACTCAAGGAAGGTTGCTGGCATCTTCGGGTCATTCAAGATCGCATCCACTGCGGCCCCGGAGTTCTGAGACAACATCTCCCAGATTGCCTTCGGGTTCAGACCAGTTAAGACACGGTGCAGCCGCACATACTCCGCGAACTTCACCTTGACTTTGACACCGTTCGAGTAAGTCAAAACATACCCTTCCTCGTTCGGGTTGTCTTCCGCTGCGCACTCAGCCAAGGTCTTGTCGAACTTCTTGACAACCTTGAAACCATTACGATGCGCAACTGCCTCAAGCGCCGCACGCTCAACTTCCAGACCAGTTGCTATGTTGACGAGACCAAGCGCAACCAAGCCCTCGAAATCGTAATCCACCACGATCCGGTTCTGATCGTAGATAATCTCGAAGACCATGGTCTTGTCCGGGTGCTCACAACGGTGCGCCCAGTGGTAGCCGCCGTCCGCCGCATAGTGCTTTCGCACCCACTCGGTTGCCCAACGTGCCTGATCTGAATCGAACGAACCACGAGTTGCAACCCACACCTGTCCATCCCACTCGTACAGGATTCCCATCGAGCCGTCAAGCTTCGTGGTCACCAATGGGGTTTCGTTCGGAAGATTCACTTCCAACGTCTCCGGCACGTACTCAGTGTTCAGGTTGTGGAACTTGTTGAACGGACGTGCCAACACAACGCAGTCCGCCGACAAGTCGTGGTTCGGTCCCTGAAGGACAACAATCAAACCACGGCACACGTTGGTTGCCGCGTTCCACACACGGTCAAACTGAGCCGCCTCAGTGTAGTTGAAGATCACCAGTTCCGGGTACAGCGGGTGTACCTGCGAACGGATGTATCCCTCGTCAAGCATCTGCTTGAACAAGTCGAAAGGTAAAATGTCTCGGAGTAAAGTAATCATCTTCAGTACCAGACCCGCCTACGGGTCTAATACCGAAGGAAGGTCATTTTTTCCAGTGTTCTAGGATTTTGTCGCTCTCAGCCAGTGTTTTTTCCATCCTGCGAATGGATTCAGCACTCGTGTCACTGGCGTTTCGCCGAAGTCGAGTGCTGCTTGTACCGCCCACGAGCAGTGACAGCAAATTCATGGCGGCTTCTTTATCAATGGTGCCGTCGGGTCGTGTTGGTATGCGGTTCATAGCGTCTCCTCGAATCTCTGTAATCTGCTCCGGTCGGATGTCTCGCGGGTTAACCTTGTCTGTCACGTCAGTGAGTCTCCCGTCCGCTCCAACCTTCAGGACTTGCACAGAAACCCCGTCGAGATCAGGCTGGGTTCCGTTAAACTCCAAGTCCATATCGTTCACCTGCTGCTGCACCTGCGCGGCGTCATCGGCCAACTTCTGCTGTACGGCTTGGACTTCGTTCTTGAGAACGTCGCTCTCGCTTTTTGGTTTTCTAGCCACAGGTCACTCTCTCCTCCATCTCATCAATGTACTTGCGGATCATGCCGGGAGTCACCATGTACATGCAGCATGGCTCAACGTCATATCCGTAACAATACTCGCCCGTGCAATTCTTGTGGAACGTCAACCACGCTTCCTGAGAAGCGTATTCCTGAAGCTGCCAAACCGGAACAATCCACTTGATGCCCAACCCACCGGGACATCTGATCTCTACGTGCGTGCTGCGTCTGGGATAGCGCCACTGGTAAACGCGGTCGCCGATAACGAGCTTACGGAATCCGCTCTTGAGCTTAGGATCGCGCTGTCGCGCCTTCCGTGCTGCCTTGAGTTCTTTCTTGCGGATTGATCTTTTCATCGCGTTCCATCTCCGTAATCAACGCGTCCATCTTGACTACAGGCTCAGCCATGTCGCACATGCACTCCCGGCGAGTGCAGAAGCCATTAGCTTCCAACTCTTCCGTAAGGTCAGTGAACCACTTGCGCAACTCAGTGACTTTGGACATTAGCTCCCCTGTTCCAGCTTCCGCGCCAAGAAAGACATAACCCACCAGTCCGGCATCGAATGAAACCGCTTAGCCGTCACCCAGCCGTTTTCTAAGGCTTCTTCCAGATCGCCGTTATCACGGTACATTTCGGTGACAAACGCCAGCTTCTCTTCGTCTGTAAATCCCACTTCTTTGATGACAGCGGAGTCCAGATCGTTGCAGCCGTGGTTAGAGAATTCTTCGGATGCCATCCTGAGAAGCACCGCCGCGAATTTTCGTTCCTTGTCAGTCATTGCAATTCCAGTTCTTCCACCTGCTTAGTTGCCACGGCGATCACATCAATCCAATCCGGCCCGTTGATAAACTTCGCGTTCAGACGGTAATCCAAAGCAGTCAGCTTGTAGAGTTCCGTGGTTATTCCCCAATCCCCGGCGATCTCTTCCAGTGTGCGAATCCCCGCCTCATCGAGCCATCCATCCGGTGACTTGACGATAGCGTGACCGTCACCAAGATAGTAGACAGGATACCCTGTCAGCAGCCTCAGCGCCATCGCATACGAGATGCAGAACTGTGAATATTCCGCCATTAGTTGAAAAACGCGAACTTGATGTACGCAAAGAGCATCCAGCCGAACATGTAGCCGATGAAGGCAACAAGGCGAAGTGCGATCCCTTGCGGCGCACCAAACAACAGCGTCATCACCGCGTAAAAAATGAAGCCGTCCTTGAGTTCTCTTTCAAAGTTGGTCATATCAATCCTCCGGGTTCGGCTTTGTCCCTTCCGGTGCTTGCACCACGGTGCGAAACCGATTCCATAACTTAGGATACGCCTCTCTCGCCAAATTTACCATCTCGTCAAACGAGTAAGTTCCTTGCACGAGAAAATTACTGTTCGAGTTTCCCCGCGTATCGCCAGTGCGATCCCAAAAACCTATCGCCGTCCAGCCGTCTTTCTGGCTTAGCAAAGCGACACCTTGACGCTGGGGCCCTGCCGGACAAAGCGAGCCATCGGGACATCGGCCCCAAGGATTCTCCATTCGGTACGCGGTGCCGCCGTCCGGCCCGTACATGTAATGCCCTACTTCTTGCTCGCCGTCCACATTCGCCATACAGCCGTAAAAATAGACAACAGGCTCAGGATCGGTCATAGCAGGTCAATTCTCGCGTCCTGTGGAATGTCCATCCACTGATTGTCTTCGGTGAATCCCTCGAATCCAAACACCTTGCCTTGCAATTTCTTCTGACGGTTACCAACTACGCGCACGTCAGTGATGCGCGATTTGCCGCCGTACCCATGCACGATCACCTGACCAGTGCCGCCTTTCAGGTGTTTCCTGATCTGGTCAGGTGTCGGTTGAACGTGCTCGTATCCGGTTGGAGTTTCCTTATCCATCAGAAATCCTCCAGTGCTCCGCAGTCCGGGCAGGTCCGGTATCCCTTCGATCCAGCCGTGGGACATCCGGGAGTATGATCCGTGCCGCCGCGAACCGGGAAAACCCGGACGCCATTGTCGCGCCACATGCGCACGACCTTCGGACGGTCATCCAGTACGAACGCGATGTTTTCCTTGCCAACCACCGCGCACAACTCGTCAAGGATTTCCTTCTTGACGATATGGTCAGAGCGGTTGTCATCGCTGTAACGCATCAGGATGTGATCGAACGGGATGCCGTGCATCTCCAGCCAATCGCACGAGTCATCACCACAAAAATCGTGGCGACCGCTGACAACGCAGATGTTGTAGAACGGATACAACGCACGTACCCACTCCGCGACAACAGGGTATACGTCATCAACCATGACCTTGTGCTCTTCAAACGGCCCACGGAGCACAGCGCCAGTCTTGAGATCGGTGAAGCTCGCAGTCGTTCCGTCCATGTCCACCAAAACCCATGGACATCCCGGCAAGCGCGGCAAGAATCCGCCGTTGCGAAGCAGTTCCGTGCGCTCCAGATATGGGCGCGTCAGAACCATCGGCTTTTCGTCTCGAACAGTCACCTTGACCTCGTTCAAATCTTTGTGCTGCTTGCGGATTACGCCTTCGCCGACACGTTCCTTGCCTTCGCGCTGCGCGTCCCGCTCAATGCAGGTCTTGATGTCGGTCGTCATCGTGATAACACGGAACCGCACCCTTGCCTGTTTTGCGAACTCTTCCCACTTCTGCCGCGTGTTGCGGACGCAGTTGGTGTCATCAATGATGACATCCTTCCCCATCTGCAACGCCTGACGTGCGCCTTCCATCTGCCAGTTGCGCACAAGGTTCTCATTATTCGAGTTCCACGGCACATCGCAGAAAAGCATGGCGCGGATGCTGTCACGGTTCAGGCGCACAACACTGCCGCGCCCCCAATTGACAAGAGACTTCGCGTGAACGCTCTTGCCGGAGCCGGAGATGCCGACCATCATAATCAGTTCAGGCGCGTTTGCGCGTCCGGCTGAGTAGTCAAACCGCTGCTCCGTAAATCCCTTGTTGTCAGTTGCCGTCGCCATTCTTTCCTCGTCTCAATAAACCTGAAATCCTGCACCAATAACCACGCAGAAAAGCTGCGCCGCCAGCGAACACCGGAGCCAGTATGGGCCAGTTGTTCGCACCAAAAATGCCATGCACCGGGCAGAAAAAGAATTCGTAGATTTCTCTCACAGTTCTTTCACCTGCCGCAGCTTGGCGATGTATTTATCCAGCACTATCGTCTTGCCATACTCGATGCCGTCCTCGCCCGTGCTACTCATCGAGTTCGGGAAGCCACGACTGTACTCGGCATCCTTTTCCATCTCGGCGATTACTTCCGCCAGTGTGGGCGGCTTGTGCTCATGTTCACTCATCTTGGTTTCTTCTTATCCCACTCGCGCAGGAGTGCTTTGCTCGTCTGCTTGCTCATACGCGGCCCATACGGGCGTTTGTTCGAGTCCAGCCAGCCGTCACGCTTGTCCTGATAGTTGAAGAACATGATGCCGTTCAAGTGGTCAAACTCGTGCTGCGCCACTCGCGCATCCATCCGGCTCAGGTTAAACTCGTGGTTCAAACCAAGCACGTCACGATACTGGATGACTACGTTCTCTGCTCGGCTCACCTGCTCAAAAATGTTTGGCAGAGACAAGCAACCTTCGCGCTCATACAGTGTGCGTCCGTTCAACTTCAATTCTGGGTTGCACATCACCACTGGTTTCAAATCTTCATGGTCAGGAAACGTCATCACAAACAAACGCTTCGCCACGCCAACCTGCGGTGCCGCCAATCCGTAGCCGCTGCGATCTACCATCGTCGCGGTGAGTTCCCGACCGAAATCTTCCAGCTTCGGCCCAAACTCATTATCGTCCAGTTTATCACAAACCACGGACAAAACCGGATCATCCCAAATTCGGATCGGCAAAACAGCCATTAGCGCACACCCATGAACGGCGCACCAATCAGGCGCTCTACTTGCTCACGCTCCACCGGAACCCAATTCGGTTCCGAATAAAACTTCGGATTGCTGTCGTTGCTGTGCAGCGGCGGCGCTCCGGCGAAAGTCACGATGCTAAAGTTCTCAGGAAAATCTCCCCGGCGCTTACTCACCGGATAATGTTCGATGTACGTGTAATTCACGTCACGCGGTTCGCCGAATACATGTGGCAAACCATACTCCGCTTCCAGCGTCTCCGCAACCATCTCAGCGCGGTTCGTTATGCTGGTGCCTTCGTTGTCAGGCAACTCTGTAACGATGAACACCATTCCGTCCGGGCCTTCGTAAACGTTCAGACCGCACACGGCGAGCTTTCCGAAATATCCCATGTAGCTGAACTTTGGAATCGAATCAAGCTCCGTCAGCGGCTCGGCTGCGGGTCTCAGCCCCAGCATCTCAAGAGTGATTGGCGACGCAATTCTCTCTCTTGTCATGGTTCCCTCTCTCCTAGTATACGGGGAAAAGCCACAAATCGGCTAGGAGAATAAAGGCCGTAGAATCAACGCAATCCGCGCTTCATGTATGGCGGCGCTTGCGGGTCTTCTCCAGCGATGGCGTTAGTGCGCGGCGGTGGTGTTTTGGACGGCGGCGCTGGCGGCGCGGGGGGAAGAACCAAATCAATTGGACGCCCCTTTGTGCGAGCGTAGCGCACAGTCGTCCACGTGCCGGAGCGAAGCAATTCTTCCCGGCTAGGCGGTGTGGCGATCATGCGTTCAGTTTCGCGCACGATGTCACGGTCACGCTCGATGGTCGCCTTGGGGTCGCGTGTTTCATCGCTGCCTGTCCAATCGGAGCGATACATCATGTTCTTTGGATCACGGATCAAACCGGGATGAGCTACCACGCGAAAGCCAATCTCTTTGGCGATCTTCGCGGCCTGCTCGTCAGCGCCAACGCAGAGACCGTGATGAAACTCGTCGAAGCCTTCAGCAAAGAGCTTCCGAAGCAGCGCTTCGACGTCGATCTTTTGCTGGGGCTTCATTCCCCGGCTGGTGCCTGTGAATCCAACTTTCTTTCCCATCTTTGCTCCTAAAAGCGCCGGGGGAACTACCATGAATAGCTCCCCCTTCGTCTGGCAGGTACGGTACGGTATCATCCCTCACGGGCTTCCCATATTCCTTTTACTTTCCTTACCCTACGATCTCTCAATGTCGATGTCAACGACCGGGCACAGTTCTGCGCCGTCGCTAAACGTGTCAGTCTCCTGCCACTCCCAATGAATTTTCACGTTGAATTTTTTCGCGTCTTGGAAGGTTTGCTTCAGGCTCTCGATTACCCGCGCCACGGCGTTGAGACGGTCGATGCTTTCTGCTGTTTCGCTCATACGAAGATAATACCATGAATTCGGCGGGGGAACATGTGAGACGGTAGAGAGTCTACTTTGACGGTAGGTGCCGTCTCGGTCACCGCCCGCCTATTTTCTTTCATCCGGCTGACCGCAATGCACACAGTGGTCAGGATTGTACGATCCGTCTTCCTGCTGGTAATTGCACTCGCCGGATTCTGATTCTGGACAAAACCATCCACTAAGATGCTGATCGCACTTGGTACAAACCGGATGGGAACATAGTAAATCTTTGGGGTTGGATGCGACGCACTTGTGCTCGCACTCGCGCTCAAGCTTCCAGAGCGATTGCTGCAAGGATTTTATGACAACCCGAAGCTGTCTTGGATCGTCTAAATCAATCGTGATGAAGCTTGGGTTAGCCATAAAAGATAGACCGGGGGAACATAGCGGTACGGAGGTTTTTTCCTTTGTCTAAGAAGTATCCGTTCCAAACACCGCCCGGTGCTCAGCTTAGTAGGGACAACGGTTTGCGTGCTGGTTGCGTTCTTTTCGCGTGCGGAACGCCGCCGTCACATTGCCTTTCGAGTCCCTGCAAAATCCACAAACAAACGGCAGGACGAGACCAGTGCCGTTAACGCCTTCCTTGAGGACGGTCGTTGTTTTTCCACCAATCTTGCGATGCACTGCCTTGAACTTGCGCTCAATCATAGAGCCTCCGATTGGTTAGATGCGGACGGGAACCAAAACGATTCACCGTCCGCTTCCGCCGCGAGTGGAGGCTTTCGCCCACGTATCTCACGGCTCTTGATTAGTCGCGGCTGGAGCCGAAGCCCTCTTCCGCTACGATATAGTCAATGCAAGACTCAGACCAGCCGTCGATGTGGCTCCAGCCGTTCTTGTAGCCCACACCGTTGCGCTCGTTTGCAACGTTGAGCAAGTATGCCTTGTTCCCGGTCTTGCGGAACGGGTTGCTCACGCTGTCGTGGGACTGCTCGTCCGTGATTACGATCACACGATCAAGGTCAGACTCACGTGCTACCACAGCGCCCAGAGAGCGACCAAGGTAGGTGCCAGAGTGCGGCTGAGAGCGCTTGATTGCCTCGGCGAGGGCGAACCCACGACGAGTCGGAACAAGCACATCCCGATCAGAGAAAGAGTAGATTACAAGGTCGTCGCAAACTTCACGAAGCAGCATTGCGAGTGCAACTGCGGCGTCCACGCGCTGGAGATCGCTCTTACGAGAGATCGCCTGATCCATGGAGCCGGACACGTCTACGATGAGACCCGTCTTACCAGTCAGCTTCGGATGTCCTGCGAGGCACTTGAACATCGCCTCTTCAAGATAGTTCTCGAACTTCGGTGCGAACTTCGCGGCCGCGATGAAGCGGAACGGAAGCACGCGTTCGGTGTTCATCGTCTGAAGACCCTGCTTGATTACAGAGTCCGGCACGCCAGCTTCCTGCATGTTGCGCAGGTTACGGAGCATTGCCAGAGCACCAAGGTTGCCCTCAGTGATGAGACGAGTGAACGTTTCCTTCTTGTCAGCGCCAGCGGACAGAGCAACTTCCCACGTGTCCGGCGTTGCCAGACCGACGAATTCCTTGTTCAGCGCACGGTAGGTGTTAGCAACCGGGAACTGAGCGAACTTCGTCTTCTTCGGCAGGTGGTCCTTGTTCGCAAGCTTCGCGAAAAGTAGACCAGTTTCCTTGTCCTTCGGCTTTGCGTGAACAAGCGCCAGCACGTCCGCGAGCTTAATGTCCTTGTCGCGGTTGTACTTCGCAAGCTGATATTCGCTGAACTTGTTGAAGGCCGCAGCCAGACCAATCTTTACCTGCTTGGAGAGCGGACGCTTCCCGCCGCCAAGCTTGTAGTAGATTGCCACGAACTCAGTGATTTCGTCCGGGCGCTGAATCACGCGAGCGAGCGTCTCCCCAACAAGCAAACGGTGCTGCTTGGAGGCAAGAGTCATTTCGTACACGATGAGTAGCGGCGCGTGGCGAAGCTTTTGCTCTTCGCGGGCCTTGATTGCAAGCTCGGCACACTTCTCAGCCGAAACTTCGCGGACGAGCGTGCGCATCAACGTAGCAACGTCCTGACCGTTGCTGTAGAAGTTGTCTTCCCACAGCATACAGGCGTTGAGCAAACGCTGGAGTTGAAGCGTCTTGTTGATACGAACAGCAGGTGCGCCCTCAGCAGTCTTGACAGCCGGACCAAGGGCAGTACGAGTTGCGAAGTTGAGTTGTGCCATAAATTTCGACCTCTCTATCGAAAATCCGTGTGTTATCGCTTGGTTCTACGCTATGTTTCAACACGGTACACAGGCAGCGTACTCACGCAAGCGTCCTGTTTCGAACTTTAAGTGCGGGGAACAAGCGTCACAGTATTTTGACTAGGCCCGCGCCGCGACCCTTGAGTCGCCGGGGAGTCGAACCCCGCTCGTCTGCTTAACAGGCAGAAGTAACTGATGACTATCACCGCCGCACAAGATAATGTCCGCAGGGAACAAAAGCTTACGGAGAGGGCCAAGGCCCGTCAGCCCGAGGGCTGATTCATTGCGAGTGAAGTAACCGTCAGCAAACACCGCTGCGAACGCAAAATTGTGTGAGGTCTAATTCTTGAAGGGAATCAAACCGTCAAAGTCTCTCTGATCTAGTAATACCGTATTCCCTAAATTTTGTCAATTGTCGAATTGATTATTTTTCGCGGGGACGCCATTCGCGAACAACATCCGGCTCACCCATAGCGAGCTTGATAGCCGTTCGGTAGGCGCGGCGTGCGGTGGTCAACGGCAATTCTTCTTCAAGCACCTGCTCGAAGGTTCGAACACGGACGCCTTCTACGCTAACGTCCGTAGCCTGCAATTGCGCCTTTATTTCTGGCAAAATTGCATTGTAAGTGTCGTAGGACTGCTCGGTCAGCGCCAGAAGTTTCTTCGTGAGTGTTTGCATGAACCCAGTTTATTCCGGTTTGAGCACGGCGTCAATGATTTGCTGCGCACGCTTCGATGGTTTCTTCGTTAGGAAGCCAGCCGCCGTTGCGTTCTCGTAGCTCGGCACTTTACCGTTAGGGAATTGATCGGCGGTGATGTCAAGAATCAGGCCACTTGGTCGGTGTTCCAGAAACCAATGCCTTCCGGTTTCGGTGGGGGAAAGTTGATAGGACACGTACATCGGTGTGAAGCCTTGCTCTTTGCCCCACAGATGATAAAACGCTTCCGTGGCAACATAGCAACAACCCCATGACGCCGTTGCGTTCTTTGGACGATGCTTGAGATAACTGCACTTGACCAAATGCGGGCCAAGCGCTGCGCGAATTCGTGTAACGATCTCCGAAGGTCTCACGGAGATTTAATACTGCTTATTTCGTGTGTTTTTTGATCCAGCGGAACTCGATGGGTGCAAAGATGTCTTTGGCGGGAACGATCTCGGCTTCTCCCCGGCGCACGTGAGCCATCATGTGATTGTGCTGCGCCAGCCCAGCAACGCTGATCTCTCGCTTGCACTGCCAGCAAGTTCGTTTGGAGTAAGCGGCTCGGCTCATACGGGCACCGCGAAGACTTGATCGTCTCCATGCTCAGGGCAAAACGGGTTGTCACACTCGTTGCCGTTCAAACAGAACGAATCATCTTCGATTGGGTCTTTGTTAGACTCCATCGGCGGCGCGTCGGTGTTGAAAATTTCCCCTAAGCTCATGCCCCTAGTATACGGGATTTGTTGGGAAATCGTCTACTTTTTGAACCTTGGAAATTCTCGTCTTTTCAAGCCCATAGTAGTGCTTCGCCCAACCACAAGCGATGCACAGGACGCACAGGCGAACGTGTGTCTTTAATCCGGGAGCAAGTATGGCACTCACCACAGGGTTTCAAGCAAACACGACTATCCATGCGGCTTTCTGGATTTACAAGCCTGATCCCACGCAAGACCCTGTATCCAAAGAGACTTTCATCGAAGTCAACTCCCTGCAATACATCGAAGCGAACGCGGCAAACGTGCTTGCGAACATCACCAGCACTCAAGTAACAAGCAATGTCCTGACGGTGAATTTCACTATCATTGGGAGCGCGGCGTTCCGCGCTTACCAGCAGGTCATCCTCAGCGGGTTGACAACCACAACGGCACTTAACGGTCAAATTCTGAGCGTGCTTAGCGTCACGCCCACATCTTTCACCGCGAGTTACACGGCGGCAAACTACGGCCCCACCCCCGAAGCGGCGGGAGCCATCGTCACAGATTGTACGAACCGGATGTGCGAGCTTTACTACGCGGAAACAAGCGTCAGCACGTCGCAGGCACCGCGCAAGTTACAGGGCCCAGTAGCGGCACGGTTTATTTATGACATGGAGGTCTTGTTCTACTGATGAGCACTGAGAATCCAATTCTGGATGCCCTTGCGGTTTCGCTCATTCTAAACCGAAAGGACAAGCCCGGTCAGGTTCCTTGGACTGAATGGCGAGACGAGATTGTGCTGGTTGGTGGAACGCCAGCGCAGGCGGGCAACCTTGCTTTGCTCGGCCCGGATGGAAAGTTTGATCCCAGCGTTATTCCGGGCGGCTCCGGTGGGTCAACCGTCTACGTCAACGGAACGCTAGTCAACAACCCGAACTTCAACAACACAACGCCCGCTGCTCCTGCGGGATACGCAAACGTGTTTTGGGTGTTCGACGGCAGTGGAAATGTCAGCGCGTATTACGCAACGCCGCAACAGCCTCAAACTTTCATACCAGTGCCCCACGAATGGCTCACTGGCTACAACGCTACAACAGGGCTGTTCTCAGCATCGCAACCAAGTGCATCCGATCTGACGAACGGCACGACGGGCACCGGGGCGGTAGTGCTGGCGAATTCGCCGACCACCACTGGCACTCTGCAAGTGTCCAACGTCTACGTCACAGGTGAATTGCTGGATGGCACAGGTTCACCGGGAACCAGCGGTTACATTCTATCTTCCACGGCTACAGGAGTAGAGTGGATTCCAAATACGACAGGCAGCACTTCGTTCAGTGCTATCACGTCCGGCACGAACACGTCCGCGACGATGATCGTAGGTTCCGGCGCAACATTAACTTTCTCCGGCACTGGCGTTGTCAATGCCAATCAGATCGTCGGTGTGGCGGTCACGAATACACCCACAGCGACGAACCAAGTTCTTGTTACGACCAGTACGTCCACGGCTCAATGGCAGAACGCACCGTCCAGTTCTGGAAACTTTTTACAGGCGCTTGTAGATTTCGGGTCAGATACCGGGCCCATTACTCGCGTGACTGACGCGGCGGTGTTTGTTCCGGCACCGTGGGTCACTTCTGGCAGTGTGATCCTTTGCACCTTAGCTGGCGCTACAACGCCGGAGCACGGTCCAGATGATGGTTTGCTTGAGGGAATGCTGGTTCAAGCTGAAAGTCTTGTTGCTGGTATAGGGTTCACGATCCGTGCGTACTCCCCGTTGGGAAGCTGGGGCAAGTACGCAGTAAACGCAGTAGGGCTTTAATAGATAGGGGATACCGATGGCAGTCCAAATCGTAGGTCAAAATGCGAGCTATGTAGCGAATGTAGACGTACTAGGGAATCTTGCCGTCAGCGCATCCCCTAATGCGATCTCTGCTACTTACGCGCCTTGGACCAGCGCAACGCTCATCAACAGTGTTATCCCACTTCTAACCGTTGGCGGGTGGGAAGCCGCAACGGTTTCGGTCAATCAAACGTCCACAATCACAGGCGGCTCGATTGTCTTTGAGGGGACATACGATGGGATTGACTGGCGGACACTTCCGAGTGGTTTGGTGCTCGATCCTGTCACATATACCACCGTAGCCAGCACCTACTCTCTTCAGCCGAACACGAATCAAGTCTTTTTGGTGGTCTCCGGCAGCTTCATGCAGACCCGGATTCGTCTTTCCACAATCATCAGCGGCACTGGCTCCGCAACGATCTACACGACGTTACTCTCTAAAAACCCGGAAAGCGCCGATGGTATTGTTACGGTCACGAATTTCCCGGCTCAGCCTAACATCTTCTATACAGGACAGATAACGGCTTCAGGCAATACGGCGATCTGGACACCCGCCAGCGGGAAGAGTTTCAGACTTCAACGTTATTTAGTAGAGGTTACGCAAAATGCCTCGCAATTGTTGCAGGGTGTGCTGACGGTTTCTTTCCAAGACGGAACTTCACCATTGCCCATTGCTCATGACATTTATGTGCCCTCTACAGGTTTGAGGGTATTCCAGCCTGCAAGTCCGGGATGGATTGATCTTGGGTCGAATGGGATTTTAAGTTCAACTCCAAACAACGTTTTAAGTGTGAATTTAAGCTCGGCTTTGAATGCAGGCAACGTGCGCGTCATCGTGTGCGGAATAGAGCAGTAAAAAAAGAAGAAGGACACAATGGCGATTAAACAGATAGTTCCGATTCTCATCACACTCGTTGGTGATGGTTCATCGACGACCTTCACATACTCCCTTCAAAACATGTATCAGGGGGGCGTGGGCGGCTCCATTCCTTACGGTTCGGGCATCGCGGTTCCACCTAGTTCAGTTGTCGTTAATAACCCGCCAGTAGCGATCACGTCTTCGACGGTTGATGCAAACGGCAACATCACGATCACGTTTACGTCAGCCCCGGCGAACGGCGTGCAATATTCACTGGAAGTTGACCTCTATTTCACTTCGGGTGGTGCGACATCTTCTTCGCCAACTCAATCTGAAAACGTCATCATTACTGGTGGTTCAGTAACCGTCACAGGCACCATCGCAGCCAACATTACTCAGATTGGCGGCGCGGCTCTGGCCCTAGGTCAGACCACGATGTCGGCGTCCATCCCGGTCACCATCGCATCGAACCAAGCGTCCTTCCCCGTCACTGTCAGCGGCACGGTAGCTGTCACACAGTCAGGATCATGGACTGTAGCGGCAACGCAAAGCGGCACATGGACTGTGCAGCAGGGCGGTGCTCCTTGGTCTGACAACATCACGCAATGGGCGGGCAGTGCCCTCGGTGCGCCATCAAACTATGGCACATCACCGGGCGCAGTTGCAGTGCCGGGTGTCAACGCGTTTGTCACCAATACCGTCTCGGTCTCACAGTCAGGTACGTGGACAAACCGTATCGTCGGCAACACTGGTGCAACTCTTGACGCAACACTCGCGGCTGGCACCGCACCAACCAATGGCATCGCCAATCTAGTTCAGTACAACACTACGCCGCCCGCTCCTACTAACGCTCAAACGGTCTCAACGCAGTCCGATCAGGCAGGGAACTTACTCAGCTTCCCCGGCGTTCAGGTCAAGACGGGTTCCGTGTGGAACTCCGGCACGACAGGCGGTACGTTCCAGTATCCAACGGGCACCACGACAGTGGGTCAGCCTCTCGGCTCCGGCTCCGTCATTGTGCAACTCGATCAGTCTTCAGGTACGTTCTCCGCTGGTGCGGTGACATTCCAAGGGACTTATGACGGCACGAACTGGATCACTATTCCGGTCGCGCAGTTGCTCAATCCCACAACTTTCGCGCAGTTAACCAACCCATATACCTTTGTCACAAGCACGAACACCGCGTTCTTGGTTGTGATGCAGGGCTTCCAGCAGATTCGTTTGAACTTGTCCACTGCCATCACTGGTACTGGAACGGTCACACCGAACTGGACGGTTCTGCCGTACATCATCTCCACCCCATCCGCAACGTCGTCTTCTGTTAACGTTGCGTCGTGGGGCGGCACGGCGGTCACTGCGGCTACGGCTTACGGCACTGCTCCATCCGGTAACGTGGGCGCGGTCAACGCGTACATCACGAACACCCCGGCTGTCACGGGTTCCGGCGAGTTCAACGTCAACGTCAACCAAGTCAACGGCGCGGCGCTAAGCGGCACCAACCCGTTATTCACCAACCTTTCAGACGGCACCAACGTTCTGACGGCAAACGCCATCACCACGTGGGGCACCGCCGCAACTGGTAAGGTTCTTGGTGTCAACGCTGAACTATTCGTCGGCAACAATGCGGTCAGCGCCACGAACCCGGTTCCTGTTTCGGCGACCGCTGCGGCTAACACCGCAACGAACCCGATCTTCCTCCGCATCACTGACGGCACAACCGCCATCACCGCTGCGGTAAGCGCTTATGGCACGGCCCCAACAGGCACCGAAGTCATGGGCGTCAACGCCTTCGTGACTAACACCGTCACGGTAAGCGGCACAGTCACCGCCAACCAAGGCGGCGCTCCGTGGTCACAGAACTTGACTCAAGTTGCTGGCGTTGCGCTTGGCGCAACGGCGGTCACAAACTTCGGTACGGCTCCGGCCGCTACCGCAGTTCCGGGCGTCAACGCTTCCTTGTTCACTGGCACCACGGGTGTCGCGGCTGCGACATTTGGCACCACGAACACTGGTAACGGTATCCTGACCAATGCTTCTCTCTTCATCGGCACGACGGTCGCGGTCGCGGCTTCGGCTGGTGTGCAGAAGGTTGGTATCTCCGGCGCAACGGGTGTCACGCTCGATGCAGCGCAGGCAACTGCGGCTCCGGCGAACGCGATCTCGGTCAGCGGTACGTTCAACAACAACACAGGTACGACTGGTGCTTTGACTGCTGGCAATGCTTCTGCGATCCAGTTGGACAACCACGGTCTAGTCCTTGTAGACGTGGCTTCCGCCAACGGCGCGGCAATGTCCGCAAGCAACGGTCTACTTTCGTCCATCGTTCAGGGCGGCAACACAGCCGCAGTCAAGGCGGCTTCAACCGCTGCGGTCGCAGCCGATCAAGCCTTGGTCGTTGCTATCTCCCCGAACAACGCTCTGTCATTCGGTCAAGCAGGTACGAGCAACGCTACTGGTGCGGCTTGGACTTCAGGCACCACGCTCAACACGGCGCTTGCAGTTCTCAGCGGCACCTTCACCTATGACTCCGTGGTCATCACGTTCAACCAGACCACGACCATCACAGGGGGTGTGGCAACGTTCGAAGTCAGCAATGACAACACGAACTGGGTAGGTATCAGCGGCATCAACCCCGTTGGTGGTTCACCGCAGTTCACGTACACGTTCCAAGCCAACACTTACATCAGCTTCGTGTTCAACACCAGCGGTTGGCAGTATTTCCGTGTCCGTCTGAGCACGGTCATCACAGGCTCAGGCACGGTTACGGTCGGCTACGCGGCTCAGTCCACGTCGAATGCGCCTATCACCGTCAAGGAAGCCAAGGATACGGGTCGCACGTTCTTTGTGTGGTTCGTTGACGCAATCACTTCGATCACGGCTGAAGCTCTGCTCAGCATCGCGGTCAACAAAGGTGGAACGTTGCAGGCTGCATCTACGTCTTACACGGTTGATACGGGCAAGACGATGCGTCTGCAATCGCTCACGGCGAGCATTCAGGGAACCAACTCCACTGTGCAGTACGTTAAACTCCGCGTGCGTACAGGCGCGACGGTCACCACTGCATCCCCGGTAATCGCTGGCCTACTGGTCTCGTCATCTGGCTCCACCAACAACGCGGGCTATGGAGAATTCACCATTCCAGACGGTCTGGAGATTGCGGCTGGTCAGCAGATCGGTATTAGTATGGTGAGCGGCACCACAAACGGCGCGGTTACGTTCACGTTGGTAGGTTACGAATACTAAGCTACCTGACCCCTGATTGAAGGATAATTCATGGCAATACGGCAGTTAGTACCAATTGAAATCACACTGCTGGGAGACGGAAGCTCAACAACTTTCGTCTTCCCAGCACAGAACCTTTGGCAAAATGGCACAGGCGGGTCAAACCCTCCCGTCGCTAACGGCACGGTTCCGACTGCTGTCCAAGTCCCCAATCCACCCATCGCGATCACCAGCAGCACGGTAGACGCGGATGGGAACATTACCATCACATTCACGGCTGCCCCTACAAACGGCGTGCAGTATACGATGGAAGTCGATCTGCTCTTCCCTTCAGGAGCGATCACATCAACATCAGCCACACCCGTGCCTCCCGTTAACATTTGGGCAAACGGCACAGCCCTTACGCAGACGGGCGGTTCGCTCAACGTCAACATCACGGGCGGGTCTAGCGGCAACCCATCGGTTGGCACCACGGGCACCGCCGCACCGACTTCTGCCACGGAAATTGGTATCATCGTCAGCGGCAACTTGGTTGGTGTGTCATCTTCCAATCCGATGCCGATTGCTGGCATTAAAACCAACAATAACGCTGCACCGGGCGCTAATAATGATGGTGTTTTGCCCGCCATCGTTGCTCCATCCAACACCACGTATCCCACTTATGCGGCGGGCAATCAAGTTGCTCTTGTCACCGACTTGGCGGGCAACACGAACGTTGATCTGCAATACTGGGGTGGTAGCGATTTGGGCGCAGCAGCCAACTTCGGCACCACGCCGGGAGCAGTTATAGCGGGCAGTGTCAACGCCTCACTCTTTGCTGGAACCACCGCCCTGTCTCAAACAGGCGGATCACTGAACGTAGATGTCACGAACACCGTTGTTGTTTCAGGCAGTTTGACGAACAATAATGCCGCACCCGCCGCAATCAATGTAGGGGTTCTTGGCTCTGTTGCTTCCGCTACGCCACAGGTCGCGACCCAAGGAAACTTGGTCACTACCACCACGGATTTACAGGGTAATCTACGAGTAGCTTTCAGCGGGAAAGACACAGATGCTTTAGGCACAGTCGTGGTTCAGACGAGAGACGCTCAGTGGCAGGTGAACAATTCGCTCGGCCCAGATTCTACAAATATCACCCCCACCCTAACGGGTAGCGGCACAATTTCTTACACAGCATTTCCCGGTGCCGTTACGCTCTCGACAACCGCCGTTGCCTCTTCGGGGGCGAACTTGTTGTCAACCACTACTCTTGATTATCAGATTGTGTTTGAGTGGTTCTGCTACTTCACTGTGGGCTTTCCAAGCGTTACGGGTGCCGTGGGTTCTCAGGTGGGTGCGGCAGGGTCTCACCAGCGTATCGGTCTCTACAACGGAGCACCAACTGATGGCTTCTTTGTTGGGTTTGAAGGCGGGTCTAGTTTCGGTATCACCCAGTTCCAAAATGGGGTGGGGCAAGGATCATTCTCCGCAAACTCCGCTGTTGGCATTCCGATAGCATCTTTCAACGGGGATAAATGTTCTGGCACGGCTGGTTCAGCCTTCACCAGTGGTGGTTCACCGATAGCAATCGACTTCACGAAGATGAACCTATTCCGTATTCGTGGAGCGTGGCTCGGAGTCGGCTTGGTGATGCTGGAAGTAGCGTGTCCTGACGGTAGTTGGGTGACCATGCACACGTTCAGGAATCCGAACAGCCTGACGCAACCCTACACAGCAACGAACAACTTCAACTGGCAAGTCGATTTGCAGAACACGACCAACGCCACAAACCTGCAAATGGTTATGGGTGGTGCGGCTTTTGGCACAGATGCTTCACTGGGTGAAACCCGTATCACAGACCCGCTAACCAACACAGCAATCGTCCCGACCGTCCGCTCAGCAGTTTGGGGGCAGTACAATTCATCCGCCCCTACCGCCACGAGCGGGCAATATACCGCTTTGCAGACGGATGCGAATGCAAATTTGAGAGTCAGCCCCGCGTCTTACGTGGGTGCGGGTTATCCCATCAACATTGATGGATCAACCTCTTTTGCAAACCTGCTTGTCATCGACCGTCCCGCTGTAGATTTGCTCAATCAAGTCAGGGATGATCTGGATGTCCTGACGGATCAACTGTACGATGGCACGTTCGCCGTTCAGATTCAGGCTGGAACCAACCTGTTAGGCTCGACGTATGTGTCAGGATTGGCGGGAAACGCTCTCAATACAAGAGCGGTTCCGTCTCCAAACACTATCAGAACTGGTCAACAAGCTGTGACTACGACGGCTACGGCTCTCCCTTCCAACTACCTCACCAATGGCATAACGGTAGAAGCGAAAAGCACCAATACCGCCGTCATTTATGTGGGGGGACCGGGAATCACCACGACGACGGGATTGGAATTACCAGCGGGTGCAGCGGTAACGCTTCAAGTGGCGAACTCGAACGCTATCTACGTCATAGCAGCAGCGACAGGGCAAACGGTGACGTGGCTGGCGTATTAAGAAATTGACTTTCAGTGATTTATACAGGAGCTAAACAATGGCACAACAACAGATAACAGGACAGGTAGGACAGACAGGTCCAATCACATCAGGCGCACCGGGCATTCCGATTCGCCAAGGCAACTACGGCGAAGTGGTCGTGACCGAACTGCATGGTCGTTACTACGAAAACTCCATCCGTGGCAACGTATTTTGCGCCTGCCAAACGGCGGCGGCGGCGGCAATCGCCTTAGCAGCGGGTGGTGCCACGCTTACGCTCTCAAACCCCAACAACTCCCAGAAGAACCTGATCCTTCAGGAAATCGTGCTGACGATTGAAGCTCAGACTGCCGCTACCCAGCAGGTGTCCTTCTACATCGGTGGAGCGGTGATGGGGGCGACTCAGACGTACACCACGAAGCTCAACCCCTACTCCAACATCGTTGTTGGAACGGCGGCGGCACCAACTGGAATCCCTGCCGTCAGCACCACTTTCAGCAATACGGCTGTGCCGTACCGCTACGTTTGCAGCATCTCTCAGGCTGCGACGGCAACGACGGGTGTCACCACCGTCTGCTCCGTGAAAGACGACATCGGTGGAGCGATCATCATCCCACCGGGTTCTTACATTGGAGTCTACGGACTGTCGGGTGGAACTCTTGCCAACGCCTCTATCGCATCGTCGATAGTGTGGGCGGAATTCTCTTCGGTGATCCTGTAATCTGCGGGGATTGAATGAAAAAGTTAGTTGCGATATTTGTTTTATTGCTGGCTTCTGTGCTTGGGCCGCTGGCAGCCCAAGCACAGTACAACCCGTCTACCGCGAACAAGTCCACGTTCACAAACACGGAAAGCAACGCACTCGATCCCTTTTACGCTGCTCTGCGACAATCCAACAACCAGATCGTCCGCATTGTCAGCTTTGCCGACTCGATCATCACCTGCTATCAGGTCGCACCCTGCACCTATGGACCGTTCAATCCAGTGAACTCACCCATTCTCGCACTGAGAAATGAATTCCTGAAGCAGTATGTCCAGTATTCAACTGGACTTCGTATCCCATTCAGGCTCATGCCTACGGCTACGGTGGACGGCGGCGAGGGTGGGTACACCTTGACGAGCGGCACCGTGAGCAATAGCACCGTCTTCGGCCCGCAGCAATCCGGCTATTCGCTCAACGGAGCAGCTACCCTAACCATCACATCTGGTGGTGTGCTGACCATAAACGTCGGTCAAGGATTCAATCGTCTCAATATCTACTGCGTTGAAACTGCTTCCAGCACAGGATGGGCTGTCACCATCGGCGGCACTAGCGTAGGCACTGCCTGCGGATCAACCAACCCAACCACGATTGGTGTAGTCCAGCAATTCTCTAATGCCGCTGTCACCACGGCGACCGCATCCTCTTGGTCTATTTCGGGCACGACGCTGACGGTCTCAACTGTTGCATCAGGAACGTTTGCAGTCGGCGGCGTTTTGTCGGGAACTTCTGTTACGAGCGGCACGACCATTACACAGCAGTTGACGGGAACTGCGGGCGGTGTGGGCACCTATCTTCTCTCCGCTTCGTCTACGGCGAGCAGCGGCACCCTGACTCAGACGGGTGGATTGGTCAATTCCGCCGTCACATTGACGGCTTCAGGCGCTTCTTCCTACCTTGGTGGATATGAAGCGATCACTACCACGGGTAACACAGGCGTGGTCGTGGATAACATGGGCGAAGGTGCTATTTCCTCAGCTTTCTGGACAGGCTCAACGGGTCTTGGATACTTTAACCTTCTGCAAGGTCAGGTTGCTCTCTGCATCTTGGAAGACGGTGAGAACGACGCACAGAACCCCACAGTCATCACCCCAGCGGGTGTAATCACAAACCTTCAGGTCGTAGCGACTGCTTGTCAAAACGCGGGTGCATCCGTAATGCTTTTGGTGCCAACCCCCTACAACTCATCTACAGCTAACCAGTACGCATGGATTCAACTTGCGGAGTGGCAGTACGCTCAAAACCCACCTTCGGGTCCGCCTTTGGACTTCCTCAACTTGGGAGATGCGTGGGTAGGAACAGGTGTGACAGGCACGTCGGGCACAGGAGGAAATCCAAACTACATCGTTCAGGATTCCGCTACCAACGTCGCTCAAGACGTGGCGAACAACCTGTTGTGGACAGACAGCCAGCACCCAACGGATTACGGCTCTTGTCTGATTACGAAGCAAATCTTCCAACACCTTTCTGGCGGACGCACAACGTATCCCTGCAACTGGTTCTCGCAGACGGCGGGTATTGCAGACGTTACCATGCTCACGGCGGCGTACACGAACGCCACAACTGGCTTTACGCCCATCACTGAGACAGCGGCATCCGTACACCCTTGGCAGTTTCCAGTTGCTATTCAGCAACAGCTACGCATTGTCTGCGAAATTTCCTATTCGGTGTCAGCTACCACGGATGGCATCATTCTTGAAGTAACTGGGCCGGGCACGCCAAATTTGATAACACAACAGTTCAATTGGTGGACTTCGGCGACTGCCTCCAATAGTTTGTCTTTGACAGGAACAGCCTACTCCACTCAGATTCCAACGACAGGAGTCGCCACTGCGACCGCAACAACCATCTTCACAGGTCATTATGTAGTGTCCGTTTACAACGGCACCACGGCGGGCAACCTAGCGGTCAACGCAAAGGGAGTCGGAACGGGCACGTTGACCATCGAACCCGGTTCGTACTGCTACGTGCAATAAAAGGAGATTACAATGAGTAAATTTTCAGACATCCTAGCGAGCATTGCTTCAGACGGTCACATCGTTTGTGGAATGTTGATCTTTTTCACAGGGGCGGGAATCCATGTGTTTCATCACATTGACGCCACGTTCGTGACCTTCACGACTACGATCCTTGGGTTCCTTGGTGGGCATTTTTACACGCAAGCCAAGTACCCAGACCAGACCGACAGCACTACGCCGACTACACCAACTACTCCTCAGTCTTAATCGTCGGCGCGACGGCGTCGAACTTCGCCGGGGAATTGAAATTTTGGTCGGTTCACCAGTCCGAACCTGTAAGCAATCACCACGCGAAATTCTTCTAGCGTGAGTTTCCCTTTCAAACAGTTGCATTCGCGGCATGAGTCCACGATATTCCGTGGGGCACTGCTGCCATTCCTGCTTTTTGGTTGCATGTGATCGCGTGTTTTGGTCTTGCGGGTGAGTTGTTTGTCGCAGTAGAAGCAGCGGAAGATTCCAATCTTCTTCATAGGTCTCTTACGACGGTTCCTGTAGTAATGTTTCAATGTTATTTAGCACAACGACAATTGCCGCTAGTGCTTCTCCAATGTGAGCGGGGCTTCCTTCGATTTCAAAGTCGGTGGGATTGAGTAGCTCGGGGTCTTTTTCAACGATGCGGCAGCGAACGCAATCTGAAGTGATGCGCTGCACGTAGATGTCACACTCAGAAGTGACGATGTGGGTGGTGCGCTGACTCATCAGTTCCGCCTCCCATACCTCATACTGAGGGATGGGAAGACGGAAAAAATTTACATGCGGTGTAGAACGACGTCGTTGTAACCTTCGTGCGGGTCAAGTTCATGCAAACTCGGCCACTTAACGCCATTTGACGCACGATGCTGCTTCACACGCGGGTCGGAGTGCTGAACGTGATCCTTGTCCAGTTCGCACACGTCGCCTGATCTCGGATGCTTCTCTGTGCAATTAACAAATCCTTCAGTTGCCATGTGTTTTCTCCCTTCTACAAGATTTTGGTTTTACTGCTCGCTCGTGCATCAACAATGCTCGTTTGTACTGCACGCCGCTTCTGTAGCCGCCCAAACCACCGTCAGATGCAACCACGCGATGACACGGAATGACAATCAAAAATGGATTCGCGCCGCAGGCGGTGCCAATCGCCCGAAATGCTTTCGGACGCCCGATCTGTGCCGCGATTTCCCTATACGTTCGAGTCTCACCGTAGGGGATTGTTAAGATCGCGTTCCAAACATCTAACTGGAACGGGGTGCCAACCATGTACGCAATCGGAAATTCAAACTCCCGGCGTTCACCCGCAAAATATTCTTCAAGCTCTTTCTCGTAGAGCGCTGTGCGAGGGTGACTCCCAAGGTTTGTGACATCCGTTTTCGAGACGGACACCAAGCCGGAATCTTCAGCGGTTACAAGCAGGTTTCCTATCGGCGATGGGATGACGGCACTATAAAAACCGACCATACCTCTATAATACTGTAGGAATTGGTTTTAGCGCAAGTTATTTGCGAAGACGTAGCACTTAACGTGCTCTCCGGTGGTCATGGCTGACCAAACATCTTCCCAAGTCACGAAGGTGAGCACAGCGCTGCCGTTGCGAAACAACGACCAGCCCGTCTTCTTGCTCCAGCCGTAGTTGCGGTCAAAATGGACGGCGAAGTTGTCAAACACCAGTCGAATTCGATCATCACGAAAATCAATCATGTTAGACAGGTCTCACAGAGCGAACAATAAGTGTCATACTCGCGGCCCATGATGCTGCGCTGATACGTCTGCGTGTGCGGGCAGTTGTGCATACACCAATTGCGGCGCTTCTTGCCAAGATATTCGAGCGCGAGCTTGGCGTTGTCCACAACCTCACGCTGCTTGGCGATCTCAGCATCCATCTCGCCGATCTTTTCCAGAATCTCCGCGTTTGTCAACGTCTGCTTCACAGTTTAAGCCCGACCGGAAATTTGCTTCTGAGGAACTCCCTGAACTCATCCACGATCTTGTGCTCGTGCCCGTCCAGCAGCGCGTTGCCTTCGATTGGGATTTCAATTTTCCCCTTGGCAACAACTGCGCCACAGTTGTCTTCCAGTTCAGCCATGATTACGATTTTCTGCGCCTTGCGTTCTTTCATTAGTCCCTCGCCACTGGTGCGGTGATTGTGATTGTTCTGATGTCCATTATACCAAATCCTTCTTCGGCGAGTGACATCATGCCGTTGATCTCCGCAGGCGTCAACTGGCTCGTGACTCCCATGTAGTGAAGGATGCCCTTCTCTTCGTCGGACAACGGCTTGTTTGCGTCGAGAAATTCATTGGCCCAATCAGCCAAAACTTTGTCAGAATCTTCGTCTGTCTCCGCTTCGATTTCTACGTGCCCGTCCTTGTCGGCGTGCGCTCGAAGAGCCATGTAAACGCAAAACATGGCAATTGCATTGGATGCTGGGGTTTCTTGATCCGGGGGCAGACCTGCCATTACGACACCTTCTTGACCTTGAACGAAGAGAGATTTTCTGGTTTGATGACGCGGGCGAGAGTAACCTTCGCTTGCTCGATAGCGTCTTCAACGTCTGTTGCGGAGCGGATTGTTACGTCCACACTCGCTGGGCTGGGTGCATCACTTACTTCAACAAAGTGGACAAAATACATCTCTGCCATTAGTTCCTCGCCATCTCTGACATCGGGTGCCGGAGAGAATCTGGAATAACCAGTGCGCGGTTCTGCGGCACTGGTGGGTCTTTAGCTTCCGGCTCATCCTGATCCACATCCTGATCTGGGGCCGAAGGGACTTGCACGATTGTAGGCGGTGGAACATTCACCGTCTCGTTAACGATGATCGTAGGCGGCTCTTGCGGAGCGCAGGGCTGCACCTGCACCGTAGGTGCTGGGACATGGCTCTGAACGTACATCCACCCCACAGCGCAAACGAGTATCGTAATCAGCACAGCACTGACAACGAACTCGTCCATCTCGATAGTAATCCCGTCTCGCATTAGTCTCCACTTGCCCCTGCCGCGTATGGACCCGCTGTGGACGGCTCCACCGCCAAAGCTAGGTCGCGCAACTGCGTGCTATCCACAACGATCTTGTGCTTCTTGAGCACTTCCAGCAACTTCTGCTCCAAGAATTGTACCATCTCCTCGCGTGGTTGATACGCTGGCGGCGCGAACGTCGCGTGATACGTCTCTCTGCGGATAGGGTCGCACACGTGATCGCTGGTGCGAACAGATTTTTCGCCGCACGAAGTACAGTCCGCGAAAAGGTGCGGGCGATATTTTCGTTCTACGCGCTCTCGCTCATCGCCGTTCATTGAATCTTCTCAGGATGGATTTCGAGCTTTTTGCTCAAATCGCCGCCCGTCACTTTGATGCCATGCTCAGCAAAAACCTGCCGAACAGTCTCAAAGTCCACATCTTCTCCCCACGACAACCCGACCGTCTGGTATACCCTTCCGTCAATCACCGAACGATCATCAACCGATTGGACATTGTAAAAAACGTACTTGCTTCCATACTCGGTTGGTACGCCGTAGCAGCCGCAACTCTGGCAGCAGGGAATATCCACCTTCCGGTGGTAAGTGAAGATGCCGTGATGCTGCATCAAGCGCTTCAGGACGTGATTGATTTCCCGAACCGTCACCAAGTTGTTTATCACGCTCTCCCGATCTTGCATTACTCTCTCCGCTGATTCTTCGGTGCTTCAGGACGCGTGTCAACACGCACATCAACTTCATCTGCGTGCGCGGACAACACTTCAATGTCAATGTGGGAGTTGAACGGTGCCGCCCACCAGCCGCCGCCTGTTGCTGCCAAATCCTTGTGGAAGTATTGGAAGGTCTCTCTGATCTCGTGCTCTTCCGCCTTCAGCACGGCTAAGAAAGCCGTTTGGATGATCTCGGACTTGACCATGTGCTTCGAGAGCGGCCACCAGCGGGATTGCTGAAGCGCAGCTTCCCCGGTGAGTGCATCTGGGGCCCACCACTCGATACGCAAGCGAAGGTCAACATCCCAGCTTCCCTGCACGAAGACATCACGCTTGGAAACGACGAACTTCCAATCCTTGTACTTGACTTCCGTGTCAAGCATCGTCTGAATCTCGTCGGATGTCCAGAGACGCTGTTCAATTTTGGGCTGGGACGCCGATGATTCCATTCAACACACTCCAGTCTACTGTCGATGGTAGCACATTTTCGAGCTTTGGTGGAACAGGATATTCTCCCGTCACAACGATGTGAAAGCATGGCTGCTTAAGCTCCTCTTCCACGATCACCATCTTTAGCTTGGATAGATACAAGAGTTTCTGCTGAATGAATCTGACCTGCTCCCGCGTTAGCCCCCGGCGCTGCAAGTCTACAGCAACCCCGGCAAGGTGAGCCGATGCCGTCTCGCCGTGAACAGGCGCGGCATTATGGTTCCAACGGCGCAACCAGCTTTGCGTTTTCTCAGTGCGAACGGCCGAATTGACCTGAATTGGGGAACCAAACTCGGTGAAATAATCGCGCCCCAACTCTTGTAAAAACTGGTCAACTTCTGGTCGGCAGAAGCGGCGCTTCTTCTCTAACCTCGAACTTACCGAGACGTACTGATTCACCGTGATTGGTACGAGCGTTTCTTCGCTGACCAAGGACTTCAGCACTTTGTCGTCCTTGATGCGCGGCAGCCCTTGCGCGTCGATGGCGGCGTTCTGTGACAGAAGATTCTCATGCGACGGAACGAACACGCGATACTCGAACCATGTTGGTTTCCGCGTTTTCTTGTGGCGCTTGTGCGAAACCGGGCGGACGTGCTGCAACCCAAACGCCGGAGCGACCGACACGAGCAGCATGGCGACTACGAGTTTTCGAATCACACTCATTTGAGATTGTGCGCGAGCACGAATTGAGTCACTTCTTTGGGTGACAGGCGGCTGTCTACGGTGCCGTCATTCTCCCCGATGCGGCTGCCTGACGGACGCCCGCTCACTTCGGAAATCGGGAACCGATACCACTTGCGGCTGGGGGTGATAATCCCGACAAAATGGACGCCCACAAGATAAGTGTACTTCAGCGGTGGTTTGCCTTCTCTTCCAAACTCGATATGGTACATGGTATGCCCTCTCTTTCTTAGATACCGTCTGACGCGAAAACGCCGCTTTTCTATTTTTCACAGCTCCAAGTCATTGAAAACAAGCATAATGTAGCCCTGTAAAAGTGGACAAAAAGACCGCCCGTTCCGTATACTAGGACTGGAGGGAACGATATGGCGCAGGGACGCATGTATGATCCGAGAGAAATTCTGGCTTTCATGACCGCTGGCAAGGCTACCATCACTCTCCAAAACGCGGCGTCCGGCAACCGCTACACCTACAAGATCAAGTTCGCGGCGAAGCGGAACGAAAACGATCCCGACACTTGGTTTGTCCAACTCCTGAACGGCCCAGACAATACCGCCAGCTTTTGCTACTTCGGCATTCTGCGCCACGTGAACAACAAACTGACCTACATCTGGACGAGCAAGGCGCGAATCAGTGAAGAATCGCCATCCGTCAAAGCGTTCAAGTTTGCTCTGAACTTGTTCGTCAATGACTGCGAGTTCCCGCCTTCGTTTGAAGTATACCACGAAGGTCGCTGCGGACGCTGCGGACGCAAACTGACGGTGCCTGAGTCCATCACCTCTGGCTTCGGGCCGGAGTGCATCAACCTTGTGTCCTTCGGCGCGGTGAGTTCGATGCAAGCGCCTATCGCGGCTGCGGTTGCGGTTGGCGGCACGGCTGTCCCACAGCAGCAAAAGTTCAACTACACGGCTCCGGCGAAAAGTGAGCCTGTAGCTGCGGTGCGGGGACGTGTTGCCGATGCCGTAGCGCACTTGGCGAGTATGCCGCCGCGCAAGTCCAACCGTGCGGCTGTGGCGGCTAACGGACGTTCTTCTTCCCCGACGCCTGTTGGCGCGGCTACCGCCGATGGCGGCAGCTTCCTTGACAATCCGGTGGTTGCACGTGTGGATAACATGGACGCGGAGATTCGCCGCCGCATCGCGGAGTACAAAGCCGAAGCGCCGGAGAACTATTATCAGGACGGCATGTTGCAGGAGAAAGAAGCGTTCAACGTGGCGTACAACATGTTTCGAGTTCAGCTTCAAGGGGGCAAGTAATGCGAGACGGCAAGTTCATTGACCAAGTTTGTAATTTGTTCGATGTCAACGTGCTGCACGACATCGAAATCGTCACGAAGTATGACGAGTTTAACAGCGGTGAACCGATGGTTGAGCGCGTCCGTGGGACTGTGGCGCTCGGTCTGCGTGCGGAGCACAGCGCCGGGGAAGTCGGCTTCGTCATGACGAACTGGTTCAACTCGGAAGATGAACTAGACGAGTTCTGCGAAGCGAACATCAGCCGTTTCCAGATCGCCGCCGCCGAATGTGAGAACGGTGCTCCGGTGCCAGACGCTACCGTTTGGAGTTAAGTTGTTGATAACAAAGGCCGTAAAAGTAGCCAGCTTTGCGAAGTAAGCCGTATACTAGAACTGGAGGGAACACATGACAAATCTTATCAGCACCTTTCGCACTAACGTTGCCGCGAATCCCCGGTTGGCGAAACTTGCCGTTGGCGCTTATGCCGTTGTGACGCTTGCCGCTGGTCTTATCGCGTACTCTTTCGGCGCGTCCCTGACGAAAGCGCTGGTAGTCACCGCCGTGACTTTCCTTGTAGCTTTGTGCGGCGATGTTGCCACGTATCTCTACATCCGCAGCAATCCCGTTCTGTTCAGCCGCTTCCAGCGCTTCGCTGACAACCTTGCCAATATCCAGAGCGATTGGGACACTGACACTGACGAAGATTCGGACGAAGATGAAAGTGACTCGGACGAGTATTCGGACGAATACAACTGCGGCGACCCTGACTGCGATGAATGCAATCAAGATCGGAGCCTGTAAACCGGAGTCCCCCATGACGAACCTTTGGAATGACGAAAGCGGTCAGGACGTTGCTGAATACGCAGTGATGCTGATGGTGATTCTCGCTATCGTGATCGGTGTGGTGATGTACATCGGTCACAACGCTGGCAGCACGATCAACAGCGCGGCATCGCAAATCTCAGGAGCTAACCAATGACGCTGATCGGTAAAGAAGGGCAAGAGATTCATTTCGCCAGTTCATTTGTCGAGAGCGAAGCGTCCCGCAATCGCCTGAACTTAGCTCCGCACATCGCGGACTGGACGAAAAAGGCGCTTAACGCTCTCCCCATTTTCAAAGGCGTGGAGACGGCTGAATTGTGCCGGGAAGCAACTGAGAAGCTGCGCGGACGGCGCACGGTCAGTGACCGTTTCACTGCAATATTGGTGATCGCCGGGACTCGCGCCTTGGATCATCCTGACCTGCAACAGCCGCCAGTTGCCAAGTCGAATGGACTGCCACGATATGCCATCTAGGGATGCCTACTGCGCGTCGCATGTGTCGGCGCAAGCCGTTGACCGGATGTTGAATGACTTCTTGGACAGGCTGCTTGAAGCCATACCGGAGCCTGTCACTATTTCGCGGTCTGCTACAGACGAAGAAGTGATGGCTGCGCTGCTGGCGAATCCTGCCACGGATATGTTTGCGAATTCAGAACCTTGCTGGATGCACGAAGAGGAGACGAAATGCTTAGCCACAACATCTGGAGTCTAGTTGCTGTTTTGCTGGCGAACATCGTTGTGTTCGTATGCCTTAAACCAATCGCCACACTCCGCACCTTCGTCGCGCACCACCGTTTGATTACGCGAGTCCAGTTGTTCCGTGCAGCCGGACTGCTCATGCTGCTTGTCGCGGTATCCCACGCGCAAACCCCCGGTGTCGTTACGCATGACGGTGACTGGGTTATCGCTCAGCGGCTCGCCGCACAGAATGGCTTGGTGGAATACAGCAAAGGCGAAGATGGTTTACTCGTGCCGCACAAAAACGTGATGTGGCAGTTTGACACGGGCTATAAGCCACTGGACAACATTCTGAATTTGCTTTGGAACAACTGCGGGAAGCTACTGTTGCTTGCCATCGTAATTTTCGTCATGATAGTGCTTCGGCAGCACTCAGAGATTTCTCTTCACGGCACGCCGCGCACATCCAAGTACGAACGGGCCTTCGTGGTTCCCGGTGGAATGCACTCCGGCTACGATGACGTTCCGGTTCGAGTGATGCAGGACATGATGATGCACAACACCACCATGTCCATTCTGAATATGAACAACCAGCTTTAACGCCCTTCGGTGTTATAGCCCAGCTTGTTGAGCATGACGTTCTGGAATTCCCACTGGAGCACAGCCGCCATCACTGATGCTGCACCGTAGATGCGCGGCTTGTGCCATGTCTCGGTAACTCCCGCCACAGTCTCGTAGCCGAAGCCATCGTCAATGGCAAAACTCCCGGTTGGAACAGCGTGGTTTGCCCACGCCGGATCAATCTTGGCGAGATCGGCTGGTGACCAATCAGGCACAGCAACCACGGTCAGGTTCTCCGGCTGGAGCGTCAAAGCACGCTTGTCCGGGGGCCATGATGCGCCGCCGCTGGTTCCTTGCTGAATTGGCTGCGTTGCTGTAGCGATCTGAACTTGGCCCCAAATCTGATTGAGTTGTAAGGTGGTGAGGCCGCTGTAGTTAATGAACGTGTCCTTCTGCCAGAAGAACAGGAACCCCGCGATGAAGCGGAACCAGATGATGAGCGGCATCTGAATGAAAAAGCTGTGCAGGAAACGCACGAACGCGTTGTGATAGCCTTTGGTGTAAAAAAGAAGCATAGAGCACCTCTACCTTGGTGCTCCGTATCAGTCTTCTTCTTCGAGATCGGTGCGCTCCAGACGCCAGTTGTTTAGGTAGGGGATTAACGCCAGCGCATCGCCGTCGAATTCTTCTTCCACAAGATCGGCGAGGTCTGCGTCGTTGTCGTATGTGTCCACCGCCAAGTCTTCGAGAGGCAGTTCCATCATCATTTCTTCGTAGCCGTTTTCCACGGCGTTATTGAGACTCTCGTTCACCATCTGTTGGATTTCTTGCTCGGTCATTCGACATCCTTCCAGAGTTCGGCGAGTTCTGCCGTAATCTCTTTACGCGTCTGAACTTTCGCGTGCTCGCGCTCAGCTTCAGTCCAATCGGTCTGCTGAAACTCACGCGCTTCTTTGGGCAGTACGGTACACATTGTACCACGCTGCTTGTCATAAACAACGTTCAAGGCTTGATCTTGATATTGGACTCGCCAGAGCGAGCGGTTGTTAGATTGCTTGGAGACGAACTCCGCACCGCCGCGCTGGATCATGTTGACGATCTCCCGGCGTGCATCTTTGTTCAGGTCGATACCGTAACGTTCCCCGGCTCGTTTCTTAGCGTGGGCATTTAGGATTTTCGGTGTCTTCGACATCTGCTTTCATCCTTGTCAGGAGTTGGACGCCGTAATAATCCCCGTGTTTTCGAAGGTGTTCAATGCAGGCTGCAATAGGATCGGGCTTTGGTACTGGACGAAGGTCTATCGGGGTGTCGTAAAGATCAATGTGCTTCATCCCCGTACCCGTCTCTGATGACTTGTCCATCGCCGCGATGAACTCCGTTTCTTGCCCTGCTGGTAGTGGCATACATTCGCAGTATAGCATCGAAGAAATTGACTGGCAATGGCTATTCGGTTTCGCGGAGCAGCGATAGCGGAACGCCCTGATCCTTGGCGTCCTGCGCATCAAGCAAGGTGCTTAACACGCCGCCTTCGCCTTCGATGGCCTCTTCAATAACGCGGTCAATACGCGGGTCCGCTGGAACGCCGTCGATGTCCCCGGTCATGGTAATACCCGCCTCTTCCAGTTCTTCCGGCGAGAGTTCCCCGGCTGGCATGGCGATGTTCAAGTTGCCTGTTGGCTGATGACCTGACGGAGCGGGACGCACGAGCGTCTTCTGGGCCAAGGGGTCTTGGGGCTTACGCACCTTTGGACCACCCATGGATGTCACGGAAGCACCTGTGGTGCCGGAAAGACCAACTGGAGTTTCTTGCTGGACAAACGTTGTCTTACCCGCTGTCTCAGCCTCTTTGTTCAGAGCTTCGATCAGCATTTCCCCGGCGAACTCTGCGATGACACCCTTGCTGTGCTTGTTGCACGGTGAGAACGAGCCGTCCGCCAGTGGCTTTGTGTAACGAACGTCTTCATACTCGCGGGTTGCTTTGCAGCCGCAGTCTTTTTCAATCGTGAGTCGGTGAATACTATTCTTCGTGACTTTCATCAGTGTCCTCTTCGAGATGGGTCAGGACGTAATGAGCGTCCCAAGCGGCCCGATTCTTAAACAAGAGCGGATTTCCGAGTGCGTCTGGGCACTGGTAACAGGCGGGCACGTAGCAGAACCACGTGCGCCAACTCTTGTACCAAAAGGGTTCCGGTATCGCAGGCACCCATCCCAACTGCGGGTCAAGTGTATAGGCTACAGGCATTTAGCGCCCGATCAATTTGCCTTACGCTTTGACTTCTTAGTCGGAACTGGCTGGACTTCTGGTCCCGGAGTCGGCACGGCTGTCGCGACCGCTGTCGCTACTGGTGCTTCTGCCGCGAGCTTTTCGGCCGTCTGCTGGGCAAGCTTGTCACCAAGTTGCTTCTTCAGCGCCTCGATCTCGGCTTCCAATGACGCGTAAGGAATGGTCAGGTTCACCGCGTAGTTGATAAACGGACGAAAACCAATCGCCGTCTTCGGAGTTCCATCGTCATTCTTCAATTGCGTCTTGCCGTCTTCAGCAAGCACGGGCACTGTAACCTCGGTGCCAAGGGCGGCGACGCCCGGTTGAAGCTGGCGAATTTGCAGCGTTTCCGGCGTCAGTTCGATATACTCGTTGTTGTCTAAGAGAAATGTTACCTTCATTTTGTTGCTCCTGTGATCTAAATACTGCGTTTCTTAAAACTTGCCGATTGCTTGGCGGGACAGAAATCCAGTGACCCACCCGATCAAGAACCAGCGGCGTTTTGACTTCGCTGCTTCGGCTTTGATGACCTTGATTTGATCTGTGCATTGTTGCTGGTGGTCTGCATCAAGCTTCGTCACGCCAGCGACCTGAGCGTTCAGATCAAAAATACTTTTGTTTGCAGACGCCAATAGCTGGTCGTCATTCGCTTTCTGTGAAGTTTCGTTTGCGAGTTCCTGTGTCAGAACCGGGACTTTCTCCAATTGCTGCACGGTAGCGAGCGCGTTGGACGGCGTAACCGTGACGTTGCCGCCGCTAGTTGCCGCGCCACTGAAGTTCACGCCGGGAGCAAGCTGGGCCCAACGGTTAGCAAGATCGGGAAGAGGCAAAGTTGCGTCGGTCTTTTGCTGCTTCGTCAGGGCGGTTGCCAGCGCTACGTTAGCCGCCGTAAGCTGGGCGTTCATCGCCTCAACCGTATCACTTAAAGCCTGTTGTGCGGCCTTATCGGCAGCGACCTGTTGTGCCAGTTGCGCGTTAGCCTGAACCTGCGCGTCAGTGACGAGCTTTTGCGCCTGAAGTTGTTTGTTTGCTTCATCGGCGCGGATGTCAGCGTACTTGCCGTAGCCCCACCAGAGCAAGCCAGCGAGGATCACCACGATGATAAGACGTTCGTGATCGAGCAAGAAAGTGCGGATAATTCCGGGGGTTGAGCCAGTTGCGGTTGCCATAGTTGACCTCTATTTTGCCTTCAATAGTTACTTTTCCTTCTCTTTGAAGCGCTTGCACCAGCACGGTCCTTTTTCCTTTACCCACGAATGGATAGCCGGGGTTGAAACATCCCCGCAGCGCATCCATGCGCCTTTTGGTGACAGCCTATGGGACTTGCGCTCGTGGAAGCACTCACCACATTTGTCTGTCGGCAACTTCTTACGCTTCTTTGGTTCTTTCTTTTCCTTGGCGAGTTTCTTAACCTCTGCCGTTGGTAGAATCTTTTTGGTTTTCTGTCGCGCCTCGCGGCTACGCCCGTCCTTGCAGACCTCTTGAGTCAGGATCGGAATTCCAAGATCAGGATCAAGCTTGGCGATCTGGTTGGCGCTGAACTTGTATTCCTTGCCGTACTTCTTGATGATCTCCCGATAGTTCACGATGGTTGGGTCGATCTTAGCGAAGTAGTCCTGACGCAGGCGATCCTTGATAATGCAGTAGACGATGAACAGGTTCTTTGGTGCCTTAATCTCGTTACGCTTGAGCGCCGCGATAACGGATTTGGCGATCTCCATTGGGCTGTGCTGCCCTTCGATAAGCACAAGCTTTTTGACAAGCGCGGTGACAGTGCGCTGGCGGGAATGCTTCTTTGGTTCATCAATTAGCTGTTCTTGAATTTGTTCCGGCGCGGGGACGGTTTCATCAAGATGCAGGTCTTCCTCGACCATGGAAGTTGCGACATCGGGTTGGTCTTTGAAAAGTTCTTCCACGAGCGGACTGAAATAATAGACACGTTGCTCTTTCGGAACATGAGATAAGTTCAGGAGATTTCGAACTGGGGTTTCAAGCAGGATGGATTTGGTCCTCAGCGTGACGCGGACAACAGCGCGTCCATCGCCGATGATTTCCACCATACCGCAGAAATCACGAGTTTCACCGTTCAGGATGCGGACAAAGCTGCCAACCTCGATGCCGATAGCACGCTTGCGGTGTTCCTCCTCCGCCTGCTTGATGAGTCCCTGAACGTACTCATCTTCTACCGTAATCGCTTTGCTGGGGCGGTTGGTATCGCCTTCAGTGACCAAGCTGACCACCCCGGTGATAGACTTCAACCGAAGTAAGGCCGAAAAGGATGTTGAACGAACGAACACGTAAGGCCCAGTGCTCATCTCAAACACGTCCAGATCGCGTTTAACAACCGGGATGAATAGTTCGATTGGGTCGGTGCGGAAAATGCCGTTTAACGCGTTCCCAACGCGCCGCATGGTGCTTTCTATGGTCTTCTCAGACCTCAATTCCATCATGTGCCATGGCAAGCCTTTAAGCTTTGACACGTCGCCGTACTCAAGGATCATGTCGTACAATACTGAGTTCAGTTGATTTTTGTCTGAATTCAGGTATGATGGTATTTGAATACAAATGAACCTGAACTCCACCGCTGACCTGAGACGCTACGCCGAAAGTGCCAAGGCGAAGCTCTGGCAACGGAAAATTGAGTTGGAGCAAGAATTAGGCGAGACGAACACTCAGCTAGTCGCTATCGGGCGGCTGCTGAAAGAGCCGAGCGCGGCGAAACTAGCGGCTCTGGAAAAAGCACGGGCTGGGATCGGGAAGAAAACTGAACCGGAAGCGGGGACTTAAACCGCTTCGTCTTCGAGCATGGCTGCGAGCGGCGAGCGGCGTACTTGGGGCGTCGGTGCAGCGCCGGAGGTCTTATTGGGTGTAAGTCGAGCTTTATTGGGCGTTGTTTGCAGCGCGTGTGGGGCGGACGTTTTAAGCAGTTCGTAGACAATGATGGTCACGACATCGGCTGGGGCATTTTGAATAGATGCCCATTTTGCCAGTATTTCAGCAACTTTTCCTACGTCTGGGAGTCCGAGATAAATTTTATTCAGTTCCGCATCGTTCGCATAGATCGAGCGGGCGTAAAGCGAGAACATCCGCTCAGCAGCCTGACGCGGCAGTTCTTTCAGCGCCATCTCATCCGCCAGCTTGACGGCTTCTGTTTGATTCTTTGACGCGATAGTCAGCAGCAAGCGTTCGCACAGATCGTCCAGAGACGTATCCACAACCATCTTGACCGTTTTGGCATCCACGGTCACGCCCATGGCACCGCAAGTATCAAGATATTGGACAGCATCGCGCACTACACCACGGCTCTGCCGTGCGATGATCTTCAAGGCTTCAAGCTCGTAAGGAATGTTGTTCTGCGTCGCCACGTTTGCAAGGTGACCGACAATGACTTCCTGCGCCACGCGCTCAAACGGAATGCGAATGCACCGCGAGCGGATATTCTGTTGAATCTTGCTGAAGTCCTGTGTGACGAATATGAACACCGAGTCCACATCGCCGGACTCCAATGTCTTCAGGTACGCTCCCCACGCTTCGCCGGATAGGAAGTGTGCTTCATCCACGATAGTGACTCGCCGCTTACCAAGGATCGGCATGGTAATTGTGGATTCAACGATCTCACGAGCCGCCTCCACGCCAGACCTAACCGCGCCGTCAATTTCAATGAAGTCAGGGTGCTTGTCAATGCCGTCTGTTTGGATGGTCAGACAAGATGGGCACTCGCCACAACCAAGCGGGTTCTGGCCCGTACACATTAGCGCCCGTGCCAACAGGTAAGCTGTGGTCGTTTTTCCAACACCGACTACACCGTGCAAGATGATCCCGCGCTGGAGGAACTTGGCGTTGCGCAAGACAGCCTGAATCACTTCAATGGGTCGTTGTTGTCCGACCACATCGTTCCATGTCATCGGTCTCTGTGCAATCAAGTTAGGCATTTACTTTACTTTATCATACCAAAGGCGTCCGTTTCGAACCAGACCGAACGCGCCAAAATATTCTAGCTGTGCGTCCCAATGCTCGGCACAATACCACATGCGCCCTTCTTCGGTTTCCGTAAATTCAATACCGGGCTTTCCGCAACGCCCAGAGTCATCGCGGGATGAAGAGTGCTTCATAGTTACGAAACAACACAAGCGGTCGCCGTCAGCCATTTAGCTCCCCCAGATGTACCGAGTTAGGATGATGCTCAAGGCAGAGCCGCACATCCCACCCATAGTAAAAGCTAAGGTGGACACACCGTCCCGCATCTTCTCATGCTCTATGAATATTTTACTGATGATCGTATTTTGGAGCACAATTAGGCCGTCGGTCGTCACCGTCCAGATGATAAAACCTTTGGCGAGCGCACGGAAGTTTGTAGCCACGATGAAGAACGAAATGAGTTCAGATGCGAAACAGAAACAGAACAAGCCAAAGCGGTTCTGCGGCGGCTTGATGCGTGCGATCAGACGATCAAGAACCTGCGGGATTTGCAGTCCTTGGAAAAATGTCTTAACGGACGGGAATGCTTCTTGAAGAAGAAACATCAATCACACCAGTCGCGGGACATGATCTCGTACTGTCTCTCGTATCTCTCCCAGCACGTAGTGCATCCCATCCCGCCGTTACAAGTAGGTCTGGCGAGCCGACCGTCTACGATCACTGGGCGGTACTGCAAGTTCTCAGTACAAGGTTGGCGCGTGGCGAAATCACACTCGTCGTAGAAAGCAAGTTCAGCGCGGCACTCTGCCAATCGCTCCGGCGTAATCGGCTCAGACCTCTTGCCATCAATGGTGTAACTCTGCTTCCATTCGGGCCAGCTTGCCACTTCAAGAGTGCAGCGCGTGCCGTTGCGCCAGAAGCTACGATTATCTGGGCTTTCGATGCAGTGTCCAAAACCGCTTGGAGACTTCCGACCAGTGATTATCGCGTAGAGCGTTGCGCCGTCGCGAGGCTTGCGCTTGATCGCCTTGCCGCCTTCGTACCCGGCGTACTCGAACGCTATGCGGATTTTGTCGGCTTCACAGTCAGTTGAGAAAAGACGTTTGTCTTTGGTGAACGGGCCAACGTGGAGCACGGAGCGCCCGTCAAGCACAAGGGGCCATTGCTCCTGACACCAAATACATTGCGTCGTACATGCCTTGAACAACTCTGCGTTTTTCATTTCTTTGGCTCGTAGTCCATGCACGGATACTGACGGTTCTGCGCATCATACGCGCTGCGATATGGGCATTCAAAGACACGCCCTTCGCACAAGTGGGCAGTGCAATCAGTCCCCTTGGGGTTCTCAACCGTCTTCGTCATCCACTTGCAGAAAACATCTGCCATTTAGAGTGTGCCTGAACGCGGCGCTCTTGCCATTCCTTGCTGTGCCGCTTGCATCTGGAGAATCTTGCTGAACTTCACGAAGGCGTCTTCCGCCAGCAGAGACATTCCTTCTTTTTGGTAGTCTCCCAGCGAGCGCGGATCAACGAAGCGAACTTCGGTGTAATCCGAACCGGGCGTTGGCTCACCGGACGAAGCGCACTCGGCAAAGCAGAACACGGCGACACGATGGTCGCCGGGTTCCACAACTTCAGACAGGAAGAGCACTTGCTTGGGAATCACCGAAATCCCGCACTGTTCTTTCATCACGCGCTCTGATGTTTTGATAATCTGCTCGTCGGAAGCAATCAGACCGCTTGGAACGACCCACTTCCCGGCGTCTGGGCCGGATGCTGCCTTGGCAATCAGGACGTTAACCGCGTCCTTCATTACGATGGTTGCTACGTGTAGTTCGGGCATTATATCTCCGTGATTTCTTGAATCTGGCTCGTGACAATCACACGTGGGTGATCGTCGGTGCTGAATTCCATGTACATTCCGCGACCTACATAGTCCAGCCGTAACATTGAACCGCCGTAGTTCGAACCTTGAATGTAACAGCGAGTAGGCTTTGGACAATACTTCGCGTTGCCGCTGATATAAAATTCGTCTTCTCCACGCTTCTCAATCACGTACAGCGTGTCCCTAGTCTGCACCTTCAGCGCCTTGCCAACCGGAAGGAACGGCTCGTCCTTCACCGAATCGCCGCTGGGCCGCTTCAACCACACACCACCCATCAACTCTTGGCTGGCAAGCGCGTTGTTAATTTCGGCGCTCAAGTTCGGATGTGGTTTGTACGGTTCTCTCATTCTTCTTCGGGCTCTTCCGCTTCGTAAGGTAGCAGACCAAAGTTCCCCGGTTCCAGTTTCAGTGTCTCGTTCACGTTGTCGATGAAAATGTTAACGCCGTTCTTCATGGCAATCAACCACTCACACCAGTAGTCTCGGATTTCCAGTGAGCCACGGCTTTTAGCGTGGACTTTCATTTCCTTCTTGAACTGCGGCAGATCAAATCCCCGCAGTGCGGCGCATCCAGCGTCGGATAGGTTGACGTTATCGTTAATGTCGATGGTAAGCAGGTCTGTGCGATACTGCTTCTCCTCGCCCTTCTTGTTGAACTTTGAATCCAGATGTTGGAAAGTCACAGCAGCCGACACCACTTCAGATTCCTGTGTCAGATTCAGCAGGGTGAATGCTGTGCTGACACTGGCTTCACTGGATGGTTCACTCGCCTTGAACAGCCTGATCTTTGCCGGAGTGCTCAAGCCAGCCCATTGCCCGGTCTCAAGCTCAGCCAGAGCGAAGTAGTTGCTCACGATACGTTCCATCAACTTGTCTTCCAGCTTCTCAACCTCGTCTGGACGGAAGCGGCGCAAGTCTTCGGCGCGAGATGCCATTTGGCTCTCGAATTTGTTATCGCCGCGAACGGCGTTCAAGAACTTGCTGGGCCAGTTGAAATCTCCAAACTGCCATGCAAGATTGACAATCTCGATCTCGTCTTCGTTACCGAAAGAGCAAAGCAGTGTCCGCAGGAAGCCGATGTATTCCGGCTTGGTTGTCAGCGCGTACACGCGCTCAGCAGTGATGTCAATGAGCACCGGGAATTGGACACGAGAACTTACAGCAGACGCCGTAACAGCGCCTTCTACCTGCTTCTTCTCATCCTTGTTCAAGAATTTGAATGGCTTGTTCGCCAGTTCATAGGCGTGCGCTTCTTGCTTGGATTTTGGGTCGGTCACATCTTCGTAGTCGTTGATGCAAAACCAGAAGCCCAGTTTGCCGTCCCCCAACTTGAACTCGTCCCCGACGCCGTAACAATCGGTGCGCGTTGCAGGATCAAAACCTTCTTCGGTTGGCGCTTCGTAATCGTAGTTCTCGTCCTTGCGCGGGCTGGCGAACGGGTTGATACCGATGCTGACCGTATGCTCGAACTTCGTTACGTGCATCGCCCTGTACTGGCTGGCGGCAAACGCCAACGCAGGGTCACTGAATCTCTGCTCAAGCACACTGCTACGAATTCCGAAAACCGCCCACGTGCCACGTCCGAACATTTAACCTTCCTCTTCTTCGCTTTCGTCAAGAACCTGTTTGGTCAGGTTCAAGCCTGACTTGGCAAACTCGTCGCCACGGTTGGCAACCAACTCAATAAGCTGGTCACGGACGCTGTGCGCTTCTTCGATCACGGTGTCCGTCAAACTCAGGAGCGCCATGTGCGTATGCACCGGGTTCCCGTTCATGGACGTTTCGATGGTCTCACTCAACCAGCCGTCAAGGTTGCTGATGAACCTATCGAACACTTCGTTCAAGACCGTGGTCGCCGCAAGCTCAGTTACCAGATCATCTGCTTCGTCTGCAACTGGCTCTAGGTTCACAGTGCCTTGGATGGTTTCTACGCTCTTGCCGTCTGCGTTCATAGTTATTCTGCTTTCTTCAGAAGTTCCTGCGGTGTTGCCGCCTTGTCAGCGGACGTTACTTTGGTGCGCGAAACTACCTGACGCTCAGCGCCTTCGAGACTCCAAGCGGTTTCTGCCTGCTCCGTGTCTTCGGGAAGTATGAGCGCTTCCACCTTTGCGGCGCAGTCACGGTAGTATTCAATGCCCTTCATCTGACTGCGAGTGAGTTGACCTGTCACATCGCCACGTGCGGCGATAGCATTGGCTTGCTTGTGATACTGCGTTGCGATGGATCGTAAATTAGGCATGTAGTCTCACCTTTGCAAATGCCCGGTTAAGGGATTCCTGCACCTTTTGGCGCATCCATTCTTCGGGATCGTTCTCCCGCAGTTCGCGATCTCGCTTCTCTGCGGTTTCCCTTGGGAAGTAATACTCCCAGACTTGCTCGATGCTGTAGAACTTCTTCATGCCAGCTTGTCTTTGACAAACTCTCGCACGGTGTTGTCCAACTTGTCCGCCAGTTCCTTGCCGTGCAAACTCAAAAAGGCACGTGCCTGATCGGTTGTGAACTCATTGCCCTTAGCTCTGCGGACAAGAGTCCCGATACCGCGTAGCCTGCCGATGCCGTACTCAATACGAATGCCGTCGAAAGGAAGTTCCTTTGGGGACTTTCCCGGCTTGAAGCCAGCAGCATTGCGTACCGCCGTCCATAGGTCTTCTTCATCCACGGGACGGTCAGGGTGCCAAACGGCCGCGTAATACAGGTTGCGCACCGCTTCGATGAGGTCAGTAAGCTGACCTTCAACAGTTTGAATCGAGTTTTCTTCTGTCATTGCTTTCATCCTGTCTCCTAATACTAGCGTGCTGACTTTTCCAAGTAAGCGTTCGACACCATCTTAAGCATAACACGCCCAAGCTTCCAATGTTTACGTTCCTTGAGCGGTTTGATGACAATGCCTTCACGCATACAGTTGGCTCCCTTGAGTAGGGATTGGCCGTCTGCGAGCGCCTGAAGTTTCTCGAAATCGAACGGCATGATGCCAAAGTCAGGAACACGGTGCTCCGCTGGCAGTTCGGCGATAAACCGCTCCGCGTCAATGTATTCCATGCCTTCCAGAATATCGAAGGCGCGGAAGAACAATTGTCCCGGTTTCGCTCCGTACTTGAGCGGCTGCACCCAGCCAAAGACTTCGCCGTACAGCACCGTCTCCGGGTTGGTTATCATCCACTCCTGAATCCATGGGTTTTGTTCGATGGCTCTCCACCAGTTTGAGCCGCCTTCCTTCTTCTTCCACTCCGTGCGCGATCCCGCGTGGAACGTGTAGTCGGAGCAGTTGTAGACAGCACCCCCCGGTTTCTTTTCTTTGTAATCCGGCCCCATCGTGGAGACATAACGTGCGTTCTGTCCGTCCAGTTTTTCAGACACGTAGACTGGCTCGCCAGCCTCAAAGCAGTCGGCGAACTTGTAAACAGACTCCACGTCATACTTCGGGGCGTAGATCATCGGCGGCGGGGACGCTACATCGTCTCCGGCGTGCTTACGGCTGCCTTCCAGTTCATCTGCCGTTGGCGGCTCGTAGTGTGTGATCCCAAGAATCTCGGCTACATCATCGCCGATCTGGGAACCTTCCGGCGCTGGCAAAAGCATACCCATGCTGATAATACCGCGCAGCTTGCGCACTGTGATGCGCAGGTACTTTGTGTTGGCGTCGATGCGCTTCTCAAGCTCAGCCAACTTTTGCTCATAGTCAAGACGGGCCAGATCGCTCTCGTGCTCAGCTTCCATCTTGGCGCGAAGCTCTTCCCGTTCTTTACGTAGGTTGTTCGTCTCTTTCAAGAAACGGTACTCCGGCTTGTCAGGAAGGACGGAATCAGGCTGGACGTATGCGGCTTTTTCAACGCCTTGCCAGTCGGCGGTGTTCACCACACATGTGAAGTTGTACACGCGCACGACGGACAGCTTGTCCGCGTCTGGGTGCTTCTCCAGCACTACTGGAACGATTTCTACTTTGTGCGTCTCAACTCCCATTTTCCTTATCCTCCTTCGCCTGAAGCTTCCAACCAATCCAATCAAAATCAATCGCGTAAGCATCACCCGTAGTGAAGCTGTGACCAATGATTTCATCCCCACGCCATGTTGCGCCTTTCGCGAGCAGATCAGTGAACTTTGGCTTTTCCCCATTGACCGTGATCTTCGGTCGGAAGTCCCCGTCGCCGTCCGCAAAGAAGGCTGTCCAGCGAGATGATCCCATGCTGCCAAGGCTCTGCCATGTAGCAAACAGGTCGTTCAGCGCGATCTCCTGCGCCTCAGTTACGTTCTCAATCACCACGGTCAGTGTGCGCTTGCTTCGGTCTCTCATACGCCTCCGTCCTCATCGCCGTCTTCGGCTTGTTGGTCACCAAGCTCTTCGGCGATCTTCTCTTGGGCCTGTGCAATGACCATCTTCACATTCTTCCGCGCCATCAACTGATACTCCAACACGAACGCATCATAAACTGTCGGGTCGGCGAACCTTTCGCGGTAATGCTTCCACCGCTCCATGTACGCTTCTACGGCGTAATCGCACTCGTGCAGGACGATCTCGATACTGACCGGATCGGTTGGGTTAAACTGCTGGTCGATTGTTGGCTTTACAGTGTCTTCTCGTATCGCCTTGGTCAGTTCAAGGATCAGTTCAGGATCACTCATTCCCAGCCGCTTTCGATTTCTCGCGTTGTTCCACGCCAGAAACAATGTGCTCATCCAAGACTTTTTTCTGTTTGTCAAAGGCACCAAGCACCCACAGGAATACCGTTACGTCTCGGTACTCGCGGAGAAGGACTTCGGGATTGCGAAGCTGGTCGGCGAACTGCTGAGCCAATTCTTCTTTCGTGAACAGCGGGACAAACTTATTGTCTTTGAGGCATACGTCGGGATTCGTACTGCCGCACTGTGTACATCCTACCACTTTGTGCCCCACCATGGAAGCGCCCTTGCAGTTAGTTGGGCATGGGCGCAGGTTTTGTTTCAAGAAACGGCGGCGGTGCCGATGGATAGTTTCCTTCGCGGCGGCTATGATCTCTTCCAGCGACTTAAGCTGAATTAAATTAAGAAGCGGGTCTTTCACCGAGGCTTGATCCCTTCATTTCTTCGAGCCGGGGCCCTTCCACCTTGCGGAGCAAAGGCGCTTGCCCTTCTATCGGTAATACTTCATAAATGTGGTCGGCGGCAGAAGTTATCGTCGGTTGATGGGAGATGGCAAAGATCGTAAACCCCAGCTTTGACAAGGTTTTCAGCATCTCGCTGACCTTTGGTTGGTACTCCGGGGAGACGTTCGAAAACTGCTCGTCCAGTGCAATGAACGGGGCGAGCTTGAAACGTTTGATGAGAATGATGCGAAGCAAGAAGCCAACTATATTCTGAACGCCGCCGCCGAACGATTCCATGGGATTTCCCACAGTATCGCCTTTCTTGATAAGCAAGCTGTAGCTGTTGCCACGAGCGGTTGTCTTCTTCTCGATCAACAGACCGATATGGTCATTGTTGAACACACGGCGTAGGCCGTCGCTCACGATGCCCTCGATCTTGCCAATGCCGTTCGCACTGACGATTTGGACGCACCGATCCAGCGTGCCTACAGCTTTTACCAGATCGCTCTTTTCAGACTCCAAAACTTTAATTCTCGCTTGGAGTCTTACAATCTGATTCTGCTCATACTCCATCTGCTGCCCCATTCTGGCGACGGAAGAGTGGATATTTGCGACGCGGTTAACTAGCATTTGGTCCATCGAATTCCTTCACTCTTCTCAAATACCCTAGGAATTCAGCGTAAGGCATATCCATCTTTGCCCGCTGACAAATTTTACAACAAGGCAAAACATTCTCCGGTATATACCCTTGACCATTGTTTTTGCGGTCAAGACCGTTATACGCAAAATCGCCATTACCATACTTGGCTTTCATTAAGTTCGAAAGAGACACGCCGCAGTAATGACAGGGTTGTTGTGTAAGTTTATTGAATAGGTTTCTGGAAATTTTCCAAACCAGACCTCGCCGTTTTGCGGAATTGACTCGATAGTCTGTATAAAGTTGAGTTTGGGCTGCGTATCCCGGCGCTTTTCTGGCGAGATCAACGCACAAACACCCACAACTTTTGGATGCGCCACTGCGGAGGCTTTTAGCGTAGACATCTTTCTCTACCCCACAGGCACATCGACAATGCCAAACAACGAAGTTGCCGCGTTTGCCAGAGCATTTCAAAACCGTCCAGCGCCCAAAAATCTGTCCGGTTAGATCAAATCGTCTTAGTGTTCCCACAATACCAACCCACCTACTTAGAGTTTGGTAGTGTTTTTTCTTCCTTGTAGCTGACGACTTCGAACCCACGGATGTCGATGCCGGGGACGATGGCTAATACTGTGTAGCCGTCAACATGCAGCTTGTCCAGATATGTCGGTAGCTCCTGCTTGTACACGCTGTCCTGCCTGTGCGTGCGCACTGTAGCTGGACGGCTGCGCGTGCCCTTCTTGGTTGTAACGTTCGGTGGTCCGCCTGCGTCAAATGTCTTCTCGCTTCCAACTTCATCAATGCTCATATTGTTCTCTCTTCCTGTGGCGGAACCTCTTGACCAAGCTTGTGCAGGCGCGTAGCGATGCGACTGGCTATCTTCTCTGCTGTCTCATAGCGCAAGGCGCACTTGATACAGGACAAGTCCCACACACTCTCTGAGTCCGGCAACCGTCCGGCATGACTCCCGCAAGCGACCAAATCCATCAGCCCTAGCTTCATCATGTCTTTCAGTTCCAGATCAATGAATTCAAGTGACCCAAGTTTCGTGGTCTTCATAGAGTAATACCGCAGAAAAAGAAAACCCCGGCTTTCGCCGGGGCCTCTAGCGCGTGCTTTGGAAGCTCATCTCCGTCTGCGCCCATCTTCTTGTTCTGGTGGATGTTCCTTTTTGGCGGGCGGTCCACTGCCGCCATGCTTCTTTGTCATTCGGGTCGGGAGATTGGCAAAAATAGTCCATTAAGACGTGAGCGCTTCGTCCAGTGCGGCGCGGATTTCCTTCTCTACGCTGTCAGACCAACCTACAAACTGGTTGACCCTTACGCCGTCTTTGAAGACGCAGAAGTTGGGGATTCCCCGGACGCCGTTCTCCACAGCGTACCTAGAGCCGCCTGTATCAATGTTGTGCTTAACAACTTTCGCTTTCCCAGCGTAGTCGTTAGCGATCTGTTCAATGGCTGGCGATGCGGCGCGACACGGGCCACACCAATCAGCGTAGAAGTCCACAAGCACTACGCCCGTGCCTACTTCCTGTTGGAATGTTTCATCGGTGATTTGATTCATATCTTTTCCTTTACGAATAGCTTTTTACCATCTGTAACCACCAGCTTTGTGCCCAACCGTCGCTGCCTAACTTTTTCCGCGAAACTTGCGGGTTTGGGCTTTCCTTTCAGTCCCCTTGAAATGCTTTGCTTGTGTTCTGCGGTGAGCGGCCCGTTAAGCCCAGCAAAGGGTAAAAATGGTCGGTGGAAAGCCGCAAAAGAAAAAGCGAGTCATTGAAGGGAAAACCACCGACCCAAATGGTTACTCTACCCTTACGAGCGGCTCTAAGTTTTGCACGAACAGCTTCAGTTGGCACACCACCATCCCCACCTAGGGTAAGATTATAGCCATACCCCGGCTCATTCGCTCGATAGTGCTGGATAAAGTGTATCTCCATCTTGTCAAGTTCTTCTGACGAAAGGGCATACGAAATTATGCAACGTTCGAAGTTCTCTTCACCGTATTTACGCAGAGCATTGTGGAAGTAATTTTTGTCTCCATACCGCACCATTCCGAGATGCTCGTTATGCCGTTTCCTCAAAGAAAACGCGGTCTTGCCAACGTACACTTTGTTGTTGATGCGATTGCGGTAAATATAAACTAGCATTTTTCAAAACGAGCGAAAGTTCACTGCAAAAGCACCACGGATCAACCGCATCGTTGATGTCGGCCCAGACCCGCTCGATGTCGATTCAAGTGTAACATAATCATCCGATGCTTGCGAGAGTGCGTCGATAATGACGCTTGCGGTCTTGGCTTGAAGACCAAACCTGTCCCAATCACCCGTCTCCCCAAGGGAATTGCGGTTATCGCCGAAATTTCCCTTGGCGATCACACCCTGCTTGGGGTCAATGTCAATGGTCTCACCTTCGTCCAGCAACCCAACGGCCGCGTGCAGGCAAGTCAGCAGGCGCTCGGCTGGAAGCTTAGTGATCTCAACCCCCGGCACGTTGTAGGTGTCGAATAGCTGACTTCCCAGCGTATGCCCCTTCGTATAGGTGATAAGATCGCCTATTACCGCGCCCCAATAGCCGTTCTGAGTGAGAACCAATTCATCCACGGGCTGTCCGGCTACCATGCGCAGGAACGGCTCGCGGGGACTAAGCTTGATCGGTTGGGAAGAGATGCGCTCGCCGCCGTCCCACATGACCACAGCGCTCTTGTTGGTTGGGAGCATGAGCTTGCCGTGCTTTAGAACAGGCGTATTCGCCAGTGTGAATGGCTTGATGTTGATGCCTTCAAAGGTCTGCTGATCGAGCGTAATGACTCGCGGCCCAATGTCATGGGTTTTGATTCCGGCCTGTTTCTCAGCAACCGTATGCACATGCGTTTCGCTGTTGGAGCCAACTTCGCTAGTGCCATACATGCGCATGATTCCACGCTCGTTAAGGCTCAACTCGATGCTGTCTTCCGGGCAGTTTTTGAGCACATTTGTGAGATGGCTGAGCGACACATACGCAGTCGGATACGCACCAAAATCCTTGGACTGAATGACGCCATCGTTGTTCGTGCGCAGAAAGAGTGGCTTCTGCCCATCCACCAACTGAACGGCAACATACGGCGCACCCTTAGGGTCAAACGCGGTGAGAGCCTTCAGTGGCTTCAAAAGATCATTCTTATTTATGAGCATAGGCGCAACAGCTAAGCACGCAACTGGCATGTAGCCTAATACCGATTATACGGTAATCTGCTGCACATTCGAGTAAGCGGACGGCCCGTCCGGTCCAACGGCCTGCACCCTGAAGTAGTAGGTCAGCCCTGTGGTGATCGGCGAGATGATGCTTTGGATGCTTCCAGCGCCGATAGTCTGGAAATTCTGGAACTCTTGACGGATGAAAATGTTCAGGGCGTGCCCCGCCTGCGCACCGTTGAACTGGTAAAGCCCAGATTGGGTAACGCTGTATTGTCCGCTGTTCACAATGTTCGACGTCGTTGGAACCAATTGCACGCCAGCGGTGATGTCGAACACACCTTCGTCCGCCGTGAAGTATTCCGCTGCCGGAACTTGGTACGAGTAAGGGGCGATAGATGGCACGATCACAGCCGCGAGCGTGGTTCCAAGCGCGTACTGCACAATGTAAGACGTGATGAGATCGGGGCGCAACTGCTGCCATGATAGAGCGATGTTAGTCACGCCCTGAACAATCACAGTCGTTGGCACTTGTAGCAGTGGCGGTGTAGGCCCGCCGGAGTAGGTGCTGTCAGGGTCGAACATGATTTCGCCCGTGTGGACAAACTGGTTCTTCAGTTTGGACTTGTCCCACGTTCCGATGATTGTGTCGTTCGTCAAATCAATCAACGTCTCGTAGGTGCTGCCGGAATTCAACGATTCTGCCAAGCCAGTGTCGGATACGTTAAACGATGGGATGCTAACACCTAGCTCCAATGACGCGGTGAATTGTGTGCCGTTAGGCGTCACAGAAATCACATCTACCGTGTAGCCGTTCAAAACAGACGCGGCGGCGCTGGTCAAGCCTGAAATTTTGATTGCATCTCCAGCTACGAAAGAGTTCTGTGCTGTAAAAGTAAGCTGATAAGCTGGCGTACCTGAAGGGCCGGAATACTGAACGTTCGTAATCTGTGCAGTTTGGTTGGCAATCGTACCCAGCAATATTCTGCCGCTTGCGATGCTTCCCATGTTGTTCCAGCGCACGAATTGCACTTTGCTCGCGCCGTAGACAAGGTTCGATGCAACATCAAGTTCGAGCAGAGATGTAACTGCTAGAGTCGTTGTGTTGAGTTGCATGAGCAATGCACCCTCTTCACCGGAGAGCACCACCACGCGCTGGTTGCCGTTGCTCACTGTTGTCGTGATGCTTACGTCGAAAGCAAGTGTTGAATCAGCAAAGCTAAGTTCTGTGTAATCCGCAAGGATGATCTGCGTGTCCGGGTCATCCGTGTTGATGTTCGGGGCGCTGCTGTAACGCCAGATGTTGCCTTCGCTGTCAAGCACAAGCGTGTAATCCTGCTCTGTATGAACAGCGTCAAGAATGAACGCGCTGTTCGGGAGCAACAGTTTGCGCAGGAGCACGGCGGCAGGCGTGGCGGATGGGAACACCGCGTAAACCAGCACGCTCTGCGGCGAGATCACGATGTAGCGGTCGCTTCCATCCAAGACAGATGTGCGCTTCACGCTTCTCAAGTTATTGAAAATAATGGAAATATCCAGCGGAGACCAAATCTGCGGCGTGTTGCGCAGTGAGATCGGCATGGACGAATACGCGATGCCTGTCGCGGCCCCGGCAAAATTCGGAAGTGCCGCGTCGTAAATCTGGAACGAAGTCGGTGAGAGCGATTGAGAACCGAAGTGCATGTTAAATGACTGTCCAAAACCTGTCGGCAGGACAGTGAACGGTATACCGTTAAGGAACGCGGCGGCTCCGGTGAGACCCTCGAACCAAACAGACTGCCCAGCAACGAACGTGTTGTTCGCCGTGATCGTACCAACACCGTTGACGATAGAGATATTCGTCACAGGAGCAGACGCGCTGAAGACCGCACGAGACAACTGTAATGTGTCCGTGTTGTTCGCCGTGAAGACGTAGGCTGCAACTGGAATGTTGATCGTTGCTGTGACTGCTGGATTAACCCCATCATTGACTGTAATGCTAAACACCAACGTCTCGCCGTTGATATTCACGCCGTTAGTTGCGATCTCCAAGAACGGGTGCGTGGTGCCCTTCGGAAGAGCCACAGTTGTGCCGCTAACCTGCGTCCACTGATACGTCGTGCTGTCATCCGGGTCGGTCACACCTTCATAAATCACAGGGAACTGCGTAGTTGGATCAGTGATTTGATCTGGCGTGATCGTGATCGTGGTGTTTCTGGCGACATTTGTCGCGAGAGTATTTCCAGTGGTCCACTGTGGGCTTGGGAATGTAATCGTCGGATCGGCATTCTCAGGCACTAAAATGTTCACTTGCTGGAACTGGAATTGGCTGATGGCGTCACCTGTAACCGAAGCTGAGTACGCAGAAAATCCGCCAAAGTAGACGCCAAAATCGCTACCGAATCCCGGCGAGAAATTGTTAACAACGAGTGTGTTGGAGTTCGTGCCAGCGCTCAACGTCAGCACTTGGTCGTTCAACCACGACTCGAACGCCGTGCTTGTAGTTGGTGCGTTAGTGCTCACGAAATTGAAGCCCAATGGCGGCTCGATAAAACCTGTGCCAAGAGGGATCGGCGTGCTCAGCACGTTCGTGCCGTTGTAATACTGTTCTTGCAACTGTTCTTGCCCCGGATTTCCGATGTAGACATTCCATTGCGTTGCATCCCCAGATGCCGCAGGAGATGTCACAGTCATTAGGTAGCCTGCGGGGATAGTGTTGGCATAGATAGTGCTCGTGCTTCCAACGGTCTCGCCGACCTCGTTAAGATACGTGACGATGATCGAGAACCCCGTCTGACCGAAGCCGTAGTTGTAGTTGTAACCAAACCCTACAGTGCTTGGCGTCTGCTCCGGCAGTGATCCACCGGGAGTCACACCGACTGTTGGCGCTACAGGCGGGCCTAGAGTCACATCATAGAACATGACCTGCTCGCCAGCAATCGGAACAATTGCACCCGCTGGTGCCGTGAAAGTTGCTGTCAACGTACCAGATGAGACTGTGACGTTGGTGATGTCGAGCGCGGGGTGCCGTTGAGTTACTAAGTCAGCGTAAAGGTCAATGACTGACAGACCAACCTGAAAAGCCTCTTCTGCGGGTCCAATCGCGGTGTTGACGTTTAATGTCGCTGTAGCGCCGCTGGAGTTCAACGTAACATCAGACAAGTTTGGATAATTCTCCGTCCAGATGTAGTCGAGCGGGTCAGTATCAGCGTCCGTAGATGCAGCAGCAGACAGTTGCAGATCGCCAGAGACCAACTGCGCCGCCATACCATCAAGGCTAGTCCCATAATTTGCGTGCGTAAACGCTGCGCTGAATTGGGTAGCGGACGCGGCTGTTACGGTCAACGTGACACCGTTTAAGAACTGATTCTCAGTCTGCACGAAATTGAACAACGCGATGCTTTGTCCCACTGTGAAGTCGTTCATACAGTACACCGTGATGACGTTGTTCACAATGGTGATGCTGAAGATGTTGGTGAAGTTCGTTGAATAGAACGTCCCGTTACGCCACACGATAGCATCCACTGGCGTAACGCTCGCGATAGGCGGCACATTGTAAAAGCTGGCGTACACCGGGAGAATAGCAGAAATGTAGCTGTAGCTTATGGCGATCTGTTGTCCTTGGTCTGCGATGTTGAACGTGTAGACGCCCGTGCTTTGGTCAACAGTGTATTGCCCTTGCTGTGGGTCTGTATCCACGGCTGTGAACGGCTTCAAGCTTGGGTAATACACCACCCCAGCATCTTCGAAGTAGTCCGTAAAGTTTGTGACCTGCACGGTGAACGGTGGGTTCGGCACGGTGACAGACGGAATCGAGTGAAGTTCCCCGGCTACAGGCGTAGGAATTTCATACTCAGCAACAACCGCCCAGAGTGACGTGTTATCAATTAGGGACTTGGTGCCACGGAGCCACGTAAAGTTGCGGTTATTGTAGAATCCCGGCACATTCGTGAGATTGAGTGTGATCGGATTTACTGAAGCCACTTCCAAGGGCCAAGCCGCCGCCGATGCCGCTGGAGGGATTGACACTGCGGTGAATGGTTCGAGCAGGTAAACCAGATTCACGCTGCCGTTCTGGGCGATAGCGAGAGTGCTTTGAACAAACGAACCGCCCGAAGTCGTGCCAAACGTCGGGTGGAATGTCCATGCGTTCTGCCCGTTTTTTACACCAAGCAAAACTGATCCTGTGATACCTTCTGGGTGATTTGACTGAGACCAATAGGTCTGACTGAGCCAACGGTTGCCGAACGCGTCACCGATAACAGTCAGGCGATTGTCCGAATAACGAGCCGAGAAAGTAGTGAGAACCTGCGGCACTTCATCCCAGCCTTGCCCGTTTAGACCGAACGAGTCGCCAAAGATCAACCCGAAGCCTTCGGCGGCATCGCCAAAGTAATTTCCAAAGTTGGAGCCGAAGCCCGAAACCGGGAAGTTGTAACCAATCAAATTGATGGTGAACTGCTGGTCAGCCCCGGTGAAAACCTTCGGGTGAGACTGATAGTAAAGCTCCACACTCAAACCGTTCGTGAGCAAAGACACACCGTCGATCTGGTTGCCTGTGCGCGATGGGGAGCTTTCAAGAATGATTGCTGTTCCGGGAACGGCAATGTCCGTGCCTTGCGCCAACTCCACCGCGAGCAGGCTGTTGCCTACAGGAGACACGGATGGAAGCGCCGCACCGGGGTATCCGTTCGACGGAGTAATCGTTGGCTCTGTCGTTGTTGGGTAATTACCAAACGTGACGTTGGCGGTGACTTGTGTTGTCGTGGCTGTTGCTACCTGCACCAGCGCACCGTTCAAGAACTGCGCGTTAGTGAAGCCGTCCAGCAGCAACCACTGACCTTCAACAAACGGTTCCGTCATGGCTGGCGAAAGCGCCAAGGTCAACGTGCTGCTTAAAATGGTTACGCTGGCAACCGTCCCTACTTGCAGCGCCGGATCGGTCAAAGACACCGCAACCAACGTATCGCCATTGTTTAGCACGGTGATGTCGTAGGCACTGCGGATGCGCGATCCCATAGCGCCAGTGATAACGGTAGGCCCAGTCAGAGTCATCGTGTTCACGTTGTAGGTGAACTTGATGAGATCGTTCAATTGTGGGTTGGACGTAGCGGGGCCCGTTGGCGTATCACGAGTGCCGATGATGTGAAGCAAGCCTGTCGCAGAATCAAATGCTACGGCTGGATCAAACGATGTGTTTGGCTGCGGGAAAACATAGGTCGCCACAGGGACGGACTTTGGCGGTTGAGCGCCGAAGGATGCGCCGGGTCCGGGTGACGGGGGCACCGGATCGGATTGCAGGATGACGAAGGAATTGTAGAGCGCCCCAGTCGAAAACGCAGAGCCGAATCCAACGCCGAAGCCCGGATAGGTGCTTCGCACGTTGGAAACAATGTAGAGATTCAGGCCCGTCTCTACAAATTCGGCGTTACCTGTAGAGAGTTCCTTCCCCCACGAGGTCGTGTCTAGGGTTGTAATCATTTCTCATCGCCAGCCTTCACCAATTACATGTTTTGAGAGCCAGTTGATTTCGCATACCACGTGGTGAGGGTTGCGTCCCACGTGAATGTCTGGCACGAAACAGCATTGGCTGTCGCTGTAGGAGTCGTAAAGCCGTGTACGTTCGACGCCACAGTGACGGTTGATGGCGTTGTTCCGCCCTGAACCCATAGAATGGTGAGTTCTTGACCATCCTGCACACCAGCCGAAATCGTCACAACCACGCTCGCAATGTTGTTGAGTGCGACGCGAACGCTATTTCCAAGCGCTGGGTTGATTGTCGTAGATGACGCTGCCACAACCGCTTGCTTCAGCGGCGCGGTCGGTCCAAGTGAGTCAGCAAGAACCCAAGTGGTGCCGTTGTAGGAGTAGTAAGCGTTCGTGTTGTTGTCGTAAACTTCCCAGCCTTTGAGCGGGGTGTAGAACTCCCACGCGCCGGGGGAAACGTTTACGCCGGGGGTGATGCTGGTGCCGTCCTGTGCATCGTAGGCCCAGTAAGCGATCTGACCGATTGTAGCGCTGCTCCAGCCGCCGCCTGTGCCAGCCACGACGTAAGTGTTGCCGTTGTTCACGGTCGTCAGAACTGGCGCGGTCGCCAAGTTCATGCTGATGACGTTGGCTTGGACAAGTCCCTGCCAAGTGCGAAACTGATGGCGCTCACCATCCCCGTAAGTGTCTCCGTTTGCTGCGCTTACCATTGTTGCAATCTTTGGTCCGTTCACGATGCTCATAGAAAGTTACCCCTCATCTTAAGGTCTGGAAATCAAATTAGTTACTCACCATCGGGATACCGCCCGCCGATTCGTCCGCACCCTTCGCAGGGATGCGAGATATGGCGCAAGCAGCCGGGATGATGACACGGCACGCCGGGTGGGAGCGGATGGCTCCAAACCACGGCGTAGTCCGGGTCGTTTTTTGCTTCTTCTACGTGCGCACGCAGGGCGTCTAACTCCATTACGCCATACCTTCGCCGGAGCCTTCCGGCCCTTCATCTTCAGAGTGATCCACTTCGTTGAGTTGCAAGCCCTTCGTGAGCTTCTTACCCAAGTCAGTGTTGGTCATCATCCATTCGCCAACGCTGCCATAGATATTACTGAGCATTTCGTTGAACTTAGAGTCTTTGACCGTGAAGAGCGCGTCTTCCAACTTGCGCTCGCAATCCTCTGGGTCGAGGTTCAGGAACTCGTAAATGATGTCAACCGGGAGCGATCCCTTGCTGTACAGGTTGAAGAGCATGTCATACAAGTCGCCGGAGTCACGCAACGCCATACGGCTGAAGCTGACCTTCGGGAAAATCCAGCGCGGACGACCGTACTTGTCCATCTCGTAGAAACCCTTTTCCATCGCGATAGGCTTGAAGACCTGATCTTCGATGATCCCGGTAAGCAAGTCACGGAACTGAAGGTACGAGACGTTCATGATCTCCAACTGGATACGGTTCCCGCTGTACATGCCCTCACCAATCAGGATTTCGGGTGACAGACCTAAACCAATAGCCAAGTCGGAGTTCGTGTGCGAATACTCGCCGTCCAGCACGAGCAAACGTCCATCGGAGCCGATTTCGTCCCAGCGTGCTTCGTAGTTCAGCACAACGCTGTAGTCTGGGTCTGCCTTCGCTTCGTCAACGTGGGCGCGGAGAGCCAGAACTTCGGCCGTTGGAATGCCCGGAGCGATGACCATTGTCTTCGGGGTCATGTTACGGGACGCAAGTGTACTCTGCACCTGACGCAGCTTCTCGCGATAAATGACTGTGCGGATGCAACGTTGCAGGATCGAGCGACCGTGCAATTCATAGCCGCTCTTCTTGCGTGCAAAGTGAATGACGTAAGAACCCTTCATCGGGTCTTGATTGAGCGGAATCTTGCCTTCGGTCTGAATCTTTTCCTTGACCTCGGGTGGAACATCTGGGTCTTCGAGGTACGCCTGCTTCTGGTTCTCAGGCGGTTTGTAATAGATAGTTGGGCCGTCTTCCATTTGACCTTCGTTCGCCACTTCCATCTGTTCTGGTGGGAGAATCTGAATCTTGGTCGGGCCGTCGTAATCCTTGTTGGTCACGTGGCTGAACAGTTCAAGCTCTTCCGCCTTCTTCTCACGGATTTCCTTGAGTTCTTCGAGCAATTCCTTTTGCTTTTCGAGCAAGCGGAGCAAGTGCTTACGCTCCATCAAATCACGCTGTGCGGACACGGACATGCCAGTTGCAATAGCGTCTTGCGCCTCGCCAGCCATGTCTCCGGGGATGCCCATACCGCCGCCCCCGCCTCCACCCATCGGGATGTCTCCACCGCCGCCGGGTGCGCCTGCACCTTCGATGTCACCTAACCCCGGATCGCCTAGCGGAGCGCCTTCTGCGCCGGGGGCCGGAACTGCATCACCACCCGCTTCCGGTGGTGCGCCTGCACCCGCGCCTGCTGGTTCTGCCGCTGGAGCCGGGGCTGCGCCGCCTGCTGGCGGTTGAGCCACTTTTTCAAAACTCGCTTGCTGTTGAATTGGTGCGTTCAGTGAATCGTCATAATCAAACGAACGCCCAATAAGCTTCGCCAGCTTCTCGCGTGCTTCCGCAGCGATCTTGTCTAATGCCTTGGTGCCGCCTTGGTCAGCCGCAATGATGAGCTTTGCTAGGGTCTTGGCTGGAACCTTCGCGATCTTTGCGACCTTACGTGTCTGAGTGTTGAGCGCCGCCTTCGCCTTGGCAATCTTGCTTGCAACCTTCTCAATAGGCTCGTAGAAATCAAAATTGATCCCAGCAGCTTTCAACTCATCCAACACGGCAGAGCGTTTGTTGATCCATGACGAGCGCTTCCCCGGATCAAGGTATTCCATGATACGGTCGGACGTGCCGCCAAGCGGCGTATGGAATTCAGACTCTTTGCCTTGTTCAGAACCAACGCTGTTCTGATCTTCTTCAACGATCTTCTGTGCTTCTTTGCAAGGCTCGATGTCGGCTGGCTTTTCAACGAAGATGAAGGTCTCGCCGATTGTCCAGTATTCTCGGACTGCATCAATCAGAACTTGGAACAGTTTCGTAGCACCAACGAAGCGCTGGAATTCATCGAACACGAAGTCCGCGTACTCTTCTGAAGAGCACTTTGGCTTGCTGAGTTCCATCTTGGACAACGGGAGTTCGGTGTGCAAATCAATGGCGCGACCAACGATTGGATCGCGGTCGTATGCCAGACGATAGAAACGCAGTTCTTCAGCACGGGATGCCGGGAGTTCCAAAGCGTCAACCGGAAATTCGTAGCTGTAATAACCAATGTTGTTGGAGTCGGCGATATTGGCATATCCGTCGCCGCCAGCGTCACCGAAGCCGAAACCTGCGGTCTTGCCAGTCTGAACTGTGGGATCACTACCGAGCAGGCTGTCAGCCAGCCCGCGCATCCCGCGCAGCTTGTTGCGGTAGGCTACGTCATCGGCGATCTTGTCACCGTCCATGGTTGTGTAGCGCCCTGCGGAGGCATATTCACGAACGTTGCCGTCCTTGTCCGTGACTTTGGCGATCTTTCGGATGTCCTTAGTTGGGCCGACGCTTACATTGCCTGTGCGCTTGCGTCTGGGTTTCTTCTCGTCTGCCATTCGTATCCCCTGTAAAATGAATCAAAAGCACGATTTTCTGCCTTTATTCAGATTCTTCGATCTCTTCCGTGGGGTCTTTGAAAGGATTAGGACGCTTGCGCTTCTTAGCCTTTTCGACGTCGATGTTTGCGAGCCGTTCCTTAGCGATCTCAAGCAGCGCGTCTGGAGGCAAACCCACAAGTTCCGGCGTACTGAAGCCTTCCGTGTCTTCCCCCTCTAACGGGATCGGATTGGCGGCCTGCTTCCGCAAAGCTGCACGTTTCTCCTCTTCCATGATGCGAAGACGAGCTTTCCGCGCCGCTGAATGTGCTTTTTCCAGCACAATCTCCATCTGGGCTGCTTCCTTAACCTTGGACTCACTCATAGCCCGGATGCCTGCGTAGGCTTGCTTCAGAAGCTCCACGGTTGGTGCGAGCGCCTTGCGCTCATCATCCCCCAAGAACTCCCACAACCTAGTGAGCCAAAGCATCGTGCCCTTCAGTTGGTCGTGCGCACGCACAGATAAACCCATTGCATTGTAGAGCTTGCGAGAATCAAGCCGCATCAAAGAACGCTTCCTGATAATCTCCGTCTCGCCGTCGTTGGAAGGGTCGATCATCCATTCGGCAAACTTTGTCGGGATCGGAGGGGCGAACGTGACAAACTCTTTGCCTTGAAGTGCTGCTTTGGATTTAGTGAAGCGGGATTTGCGAGGTTTGTGTTCCCCGATTTGCTTGACAACGGAGTCGTATTGATCGCCTTCAGGGAGTCCAAAAGCGTGCTCCCCTTCTTCGAGCGCTTCTGACCATTCGCGTCCGCACTTCTTGCAGGAGCCGAAGTAGTCGATCTGACCATTGCACTGCGGGCAGCGCTTGTCAGCATTCTTTTTTGACGGTGCCATGTTATGCCTCTACTTGAGGCGGCTGGAAATCAAGTGCTTCTTGAAAAACAGGGGGAAGTCCTGTATCTGCAATGATTTCGTCGCCCAAAATCGGCACATTGGGACGCTTCACATTCGCCGTGAGTGGGATAGCACCCATGAAACCAAACTCTGGGCACTTCGTGTCGCGTGCGTGAATGTCCATGCGAGCTTCGTACTGCGCCAGTGTCTCAAGGCAATCGTCCTGACCGTCAGGGATGTGGTCAATCGTCCAAAACTCATGAAGCTGGAGCAGAGCAACCAGCGCACGCTTGATCTTTTTCGGCTCAGTCAGAGGCCAGCCATTTTTCGCGTTCGTGTCAAAGAGGCACGCCGAAGATTCCATTGCACGTGGATGTAAGTTCGCCTGCATCCAAGCCTTGGCACGTGCGATTTGTGTCTGGTCGCCGGAGACCAGAGCGCGAAGAAGATTCTTTCTCGTCGGCGCGTCAAACTCATCGGGAATGTATGTCTCAATCCCGTCAATGAACGTGTACCCGGCTGGGTCTTTCTTGTCTGTGACGTTGTGGTCAACGTCCCAGCTATGCCCGTACTCCGCGTCAGTCTCAATCGGCACAACCCAACCCATCTTCTCATGATACTTGCGCAGCTTCATCAAACGCGTAAGACGCGGCAGGATGAACGGCACGTATTCGTTCTTGATCGAGATGTCAATTTCGTCATGCACCGATCCGTGGAAGCGGAACACTTTCTGAATGTCCGGGTCTTTGTTGATCCATGCCTTGATGCGGTTGATGGCGATGCGCATAAAGTCGCCGGACAAACCCTGCACCGGGCAGTTGACTGCTACGCGCTGAATGTAACCGATGAACTTGTTGTAGTCCATGGCGTTGCGCACACCAGTCTCCGGGTTCTTCCAGAGACGCTGGGCTGCGTCCTCATACTTCTTAGCGCGATCTTCATCCTTCTCCGACTTGGCTTTCTTAGCTTCGCGCTTCCAGTCGTAGTATTGGCTGAGTCGGTTGCGCTCTTCTTTCGTAGGCACGTGAATGCCTTCAGCTTCCATCGCAGACTTAAAGTTGATGATGCGCCCTGTTGCGGTCTCGGTGACAAACTGGTCGCGAGCACGGGCCTGCTTACCTTCGCACCAGCCTTTGAACACAGGCACGCCAGCCCAATACTTGTCTACGCGCTCTTGGCAAAGCTCCATCGTGATTGTTGGATCGTTCTTAACCAAGTTCTTGTAGATAGCGTGAGCCGTGCCGCCGTACTGAAGGGCGAAGTTGATGATCTTAGCGATGGACCGCAGAGACTTTGCTTTGTACAGCTTGCTCGTCGGATCAGAATACTCAGGGAAAATCTTACGCGCTGTCAGGGCGTGGTGGTCACCGTCCCCCTTCAGGAAGATGTCAATAAGTTCTGGCTCGCCGGAAAGGTTAGCAGCGGTGCGAACTTCGATGTTCGAATAGTCAATCGTGAAGAAGGTCCAGCCGTCTTCTGCACGAAACAAAATACGCAGGTTGCATACTTCGTTCGCGTCCATGGACGTGTTGGGGATCAGAATGCCAAACTTGTTTGCACACGTCGTGCATTTCGGCACAAGGCAAATCGCATAGTCCATGTACTGACCAATGTGATTCTTGATGATTCCCGGTGCCTTCTTTCCGTCTTGGTCAAAGCAGGACGGGTCTAAGTCGGCTTCGGTGTATTCTTCGATCTCATGCTCTGGGATAGTGTCTGGCTCAAGCACGTTACCGTAGACGCGCCAGAAGTCATCTTCTTCAAACTTCGCCACGCCCTGCGGGTTCCATTCCATGCCGCCATCTTTTTCAAACGTGCCGCCAGAGCCGGACAAGCGCCCGCCGGGAACAACGTTCTGCTTCAGGTACAAACGTGCGGTGTTATCCCGCTGGTCGTACTGCAAGTTGTCAGGATGCAGTGCGGATAGTTCGCGGTACTTCTGGAACGTGAGCAGGAATTTGTTGTCTGGATTTGCCTTGACAAGCTCTTGCAAAGTTTCCTTGTCAGTAGACGGATCGCCGGACTTATCGTTTGTGCGGAAAGGCTTGAACCCCATCAGCTTGAACAGAAGTTGCTGTAGTTGCTTCGGCGAGCTTGGATTGAATTCTCCCGTCCATCCGGCTTCACACGCCATTTCAGTCAACGCCGCTTTCAACTTAGCGGTCTCGCGTGCGTGCCAGCGAGCCGTGCGCTTCTGGCGATCAATATCAACCAAGTAGCGCTGGCGCTCAATATAAGCGAGTGAGTCCACTAGCTCATGGTCAATCCGATGAACGAGCTTACGGCTGCGGGCCAAGTCCTTCATGCAATCCCACAGCAACCAAGTACAAATCGAGTCGGCAGCGGCGTACCATAGAGCGATGTCCGGTGGAACCCATGTGAACGGGACAACCTGCATCTTGAGCGAGTTCTTTTGCGTAGCTACATTGAACACGTGGCAACGCACCTTAGCCACTTCGTCAATGTCGATCTGCTCCAGACCCAGCACGTTCAATGACAGCGCCTTCAAGCCGCCAGCGTCACCAGAATAGTTTCCTGTGTCGCCAAGATCGGCCTTTGGATCGTTGATGTACTTCAGAACTTGCACGTCTTCAAAGTGTGGGTACGGGCGGAAGTTGATGCCTAACGTGATACGCATCACTTCGCGGTCAAACTTCGCGTTGTAGAAAACCAGATGGGATTTGTCGAAAAGCTTCTGAAGAATTCGAGCTACGTCTTCACGCGGGACATTCGTTCCCTTTTCGTGATTGATGGGGATGTACAGACCTTCAATGCCGTCAGCGGATAAGCACACTCCGGCGATGTCAGTCCCGGTCTCATAAACCATGACCCACTCGCCTTCCGGCGTCTGTTGAATATCAGTGAAGATGCGGGTGTCAAGGCTGGTCGTCTCAGTGTCAACCGCGATAACAGGGCAAGTCTCTTTGGAGACATTGAAGGTGTGATACCGGGATGTGTCCGCGAGAACACCATCGGCCCACTTCTCTAACTCTTCAGCGGTTGTGACGAGACGAAAAACTTTCTCACTCATCCAAGGCTTCTTAATGCCTTCGACTGTGATGTCTCTCAGCTTCTCGCGAAAGACAGTACGCATGTCCCGTGCTGGCTTTACCTTCTTTGGCTTTGGCGGTTTCGGTGCCTTCGGCTCTTTCGGCGCAGCGGCTTTACGAGTTCTTTTCGGCTTGGCTGGAACGTCCGGTTGAACCTGAACGTCTGTGATTGGCTGTTCGTCAGACAGAAGAGTTATCCCCCATCTGACTTAATACTGCGTGACGGGGAAACTAGATGGTGGGTAGTCCGGGAGTCGAACCCGATTCTCTGGGGTTTCAAGCCAGCGCAATGGCCGCACTTGCTCACTACCCATCTTGAATTGTTGGGGATTGGTGGGACGGGCTGGATTCGAACCAGCAACGCGCACCTCTTCAGGGTGCCGCTCTACCATTGGAGCTACCGTCCCAAGACATGAGGGACACGCACGGTTAGAGGACCGTGGTGTCCACCGTAAACAAGTCGAGCTGGGACGTAAGCTTCATCTTTTTGCTACCTGTCTCTTGCGGCTGCGCACTTGGCGCTGCCCTTCACTGCACTGACAAGATTCTATCAGCGAATTACATGTACCGCAATAGGATTCCGACACGATGATGCTGTTGTCGTGACCTTCGCGGTAATACGGATTGCAATTGTACTGCCTGCTGCACGGCTCTAACTTCTCGCCCTTCTGAGTGTCACGGTTAATGACGTTGTTCAGATGGATACACGTTTCGCAACCCAAATGTTTCTCCTAAACCCATCCGGTTTTTGACGAACCGGAAAAACGTTTACTGCTTTCACTCATACCATCACGAGGTTTAGCTTCCCCCGGCGTCATTGACGCGAAACTAATTGAGCGCGTGATCTGCGTATACCCGGTCATAGGAACAGTCAAGCTGTCGTATCCGGCACTACCGATCATCCCGTCTTTAACGTCAGACGCTCAAACTTTATCCGGTCGGCTGGGGATTCCCGATTCTCCACCCCAACATGACTCTTCTCCCGGCCCTTGCGGTAACCGGGCAACTCGCACCATTTGCCGATGCGGTTGCATACCATTGAGTCTAGCCGATCTGCACAAGGTGCTCGAAAGTACACCTACTACCATGCAGTGGGCGTAGCGTCTCTATTTCAGGCTTTCGCCTGCCGAGTTTCCCCGATGGATCGTGTCTTTTCGCGCCACGACCGGAAACTTATGACCGAGCACATTCCGGTTATCCTAGTATCCCGATACGGCTTACCACTGGTTGACTAGAACCCTTATCGTGGATGCCTCTAGCGGACCTTACGGTATCCGCCCCCCGCTGCTGCGTTTTTTATACTGGAGGTAGTCGATCAAATCAAATTGATCGGCCGAACCAGTTGAATCACGGGCCACTCGGTCAAACTAATTCGCAGGGAACAAAACCGCACGGCGTTTTTCGTTGCCTGACGCTCTGCCAACTGAGCTACACCCAGCCTAAGCCGGATGGTGAGATTCGAACTCACGACCTTCTGGTTGAGTAGAAGTATCCGTACAATACACCGCTGCGAAAGCCGTTGTGCAAGCCTGCGGTCCCCTCAATGTCGCGCAGTTTGAGTTCAACAAAGGGCGAACACTTGCACAAAATTGGTTGCGGAGGATGGATTTGCACCATCGTTAACAGGTTATGAGCCTATTGTATTGTCCTACGCTACTACCCCGCAATAAATCTTTGTGGCGCAGTCGGCATACGGACCTCCGAACACTCACGCTTCCAAAAGCGGCGCTGCGCCACGAAACTTCTGGGAGTCGCTTGGCGACTCCACTCACAAGGCGCTTAGCGCCTCGCTAGAACTTGACATGCGTGTTATGTGGCTTCAACGCATTACACAAGGTCGCCACGGAGGGTTCCCCCCGCTTCATCACACCCACCCTTGCTTCGAAATTGGTTGCGGGGGCAGGATTTGAACCTGCGGCCTCTTGGTTATGAGCCAAGCGAGCTACCAGACTGCTCCACCCCGCGTCAACCTAATGATCGGGAGTCACCCCGATGGCTACTTTTCTTGGACTTAAAGCCATTTGATCGCTTGCGCGACCCTTTTTCGGTCAAAGACATTTTTCACCCGGCTTACGCCGCAAACTTAAAAACTCAGAGCCACAGGCAAGCCGCAACCCCACCACTTTCAGAGCCTTGCAATCTGGCGCAAGCCTAGCTTATATGCGCCCTCAAGCCGGATCGAACTTGCAAGGATGCCAGTGGTTCCGCTGCCTTCCGTCTAAACCGCAGAGTTATGCACAGTCGGATCATACATCAGTCGGCATTTCTGCCGTCCACCAGCGTCTTTTTGTGGCTCTGTCTTATGATACTGCTATTCTGTTTTTTCTGCCAGCTTTTCAGCGTCGTAACGCTTGTGATCTGCCAGTTCTTCTTCGACCCATCTCCAAACTTCAGGGTCATGTGCGAACTTCTCGCGGGCTTCATCCAGCGTTAGCTCCCACGTGGGCCACGCTTTATAGAAGTCCTTGTGCTTCCACACCCACTGCAAGCACGGATCGCAAACGTGGCAGTGCCAGATCGAATGGATGCTGTCGCCGTAATACTCTTCGAACGTTGACGGCTCTTCATCCCACTCAGCGTCCCATACCCGCTTGATGCTGCGGATGAACTTTGGGAGCTTGATGTAATCCGTGTAATGACAAACCCAAGTACCGATGTCCCAGAAGAACCACTCCAAAACCACCCAGTACCAGATTGAATCTTCGAGACAGATCAGAACGCGAACGTCCTTCTCTTCCCACCCACGCATGGCTGTATGCCAGCGCTTAACGCGAAACTGCAACACTGAGCGTACCCACGCCCAGAGCTTAGTGAATGACAACATGTTGTTCCTCCGACCGTCCACACCTTACACGGTATGTACGGTCTTGCTAAGGTTAGCCATGTTGTCCTCCATCTTTAGATTTCTTCTCATGCGGCTCGTGCGTTGGTGGAAACACCCACGCCTTGCACTCGTTGCACCATACGTTCGGATCGAGCACTGAACGCAGGTACATCAAACGCCGCGTTGTATCGTAATCCCAGCAACCGTGCGGGATCACTTCATTAAGCAATTCACACGCCTGCTCTCGCGCAACCACGTCCATATCGAGATAGCCGTCAGCTTTGCTCATAATTGGTCGCAGTCCCCAGATTCTCACTGGCGCTTCAGGATGGTAATGGGCCATCCACGCGGGACGAGCCGGAGCCATTAACTCCGACCCTACAATCCTGAACTGCAAAGTTCATTTTACCACTAAAACTGGTAGCTCCGGGTGGATTCGAACCACCGATCTTTCGGTTATGGGCCGACTGCACTAACCGCTGTGCTACAGAGCCATGCTACAATAGCTTACATGAGAGACTGGGTTTTGCACCATCTTCATTTCATGATCGTGGCGGACGCTTTAATTCACGTCATCATAATGCTGTTGTCCATCGCCGCGATTGTCACGATGTGCTTCTTAATCAAGGCGGTAAAGTCCCACCCTAACGCTAACCGCACGTCTACAACGCTTGCCTACATCATGCTGGGCATTTCTGGCTTCATGAACTACAGCGCTGTCCGCGCCTTCATTTCCTGTGCCGCACAATACCATACGTGGTGGAACAAGTAGCTTACCAGTTGCCTTTCACGTAATCCGCGTAGCGCCACTTCTTGCCTGTTACGTGATCCGTGACTTGTCCCTGCTTCTCATTGATCGTCCGGCGCTTGTCTCCGCGCTGCCCGGTGCCAATCTGTGCTCGCCGCTCAGCGGTTTCCGCGCTTTGCCTGCGCTCCTGATCCGCCGCGCTTAGACGAGCCGTCAAAATTGCTAAGGCCGTCTTACGATTCTGCCATTGAGACCTTCCGGTCTCGCACCGCACGGCAACCCCCGTTGGCTTGTGCCGAACTCGAACACAGGTCTCAACCTTGTTGACGTTCTGCCCGCCCTTGCCGCCGCTCCGCATGGTTTCCCACTCCAGATCGCCGGGGTTAATCGAGAACTCCGACTCTTCAGGTTCGTCAAAGACCGCAACGGTAATCGTTGAAGTCTGGCGTCTGCCGTGTCGTTCCGTGGGTGGGACTCGCTGCCAGCGATGTCCCCCCGCTTCATTCGAGAACGTTTCACGTGCTCCGTTCCCGGTGATCCTTAAGACTGTCAGCCCAGCGTATTGCTCGGTGACATCAAACTCAAAGACCCCTCCGCGAGGCCAACCTTGCGTAAATCGTTGTCTGGTCTTCAACCAGAAGTCTTGCGTCTTCGCCGCCCTCAGCGGCTCGAATTTCGATAATCATAACTCTCTCTCCTATGGAGTAATCAAAACTTGAAGGGATCGTCCCTTCAGAATCGGCTTGCCTTTCTTTCCAAGATCAGTAAGCAAGCGATTCAAGATTTCTTCGCCCAGTGCTGGGTGCGTGATTTCACGTCCCCGAAATTGCACCACGGCGAGCACCGTGTTTCGTTGTGCTAAGAATCTCTTAGCTTGCCCCATTCTGTAGCTGTAGTCATGGTCACTTATCCTAACGCTGAATTTGACTTCCTTCTGTTTGCCTGCTATGCGTCTCTCCTTAAATTTGGTCGGGGTGAGAGGATTCGAACCTCCGACCTCACCGTCCCGAACGGTGCGCTCTAACCAAGCTGAGCTACACCCCGACTACCACTTAAACTTTTCCGCGAGTATCAAACCCTTCTGTTGCCCGTTCTTCGCCGGAGCGTATCGAAGGATGAAACTCGTTTTGCCGACAAACATTGCTGGCGGAAACTTACAAACCGCGTCGATCTGCGGTACGTAAACCAAGAGCGCATCCACCTCGTTTGCAGTGTACGTTCGCTCTCGCTTCCTACCCGTCGCCCAAGTCCTCAAATTCACGATCACACAACCGCTGGACTTTCCTGACTTGCTGGCGTACTTCACCTGTACTCGTTCCAGCGTGCCGTTCATATCCGCGATGTAATCGTAGCGCGTTTCAATGATCGGTTTACTGAGAACCACGCCAAGCTCTATCGCTCGAAAAGCCACTTTCAGATGCGCGATCTCGGATTTCTGTTGGATAGTCACCTACCCAGCTTACCACGTCCCCACAGGACGATACTTACGGACGAACAAACCCTTAAACCACGCGATCATCACTACTCCCAATACTGACTGTACTGCGTCCCAAACTTATCGCTCAACCTCTTCAGGTACGCATACGTCTTGATCTTTGTCATGTAGTCATCACCTTTGGCAACGACCCCTTCGTTCACCGGATACAGCCCCATGCGGACATCTTCGATGAACTGACGGTTCAGATTCCCTTTGTAAATCACCTGCGCCGCGTAGGGCAGGTCGCCGAAAACATCCACAAACTCTTTCGGCTTCATCAAACCTTTCTTGAACAAATACACGTCAAACAGCTTCAGTTCCTTCGGCTCGTCCTGCACATGCACTCCGGCAAAGCTCGAAGGCCCGAAGAACTCCGTGAACGCCGTGATTCGTTGAATGCCGCGATTACGCCAGTCAGCGTGCTTCACGCGCTCAACAATCTCGTCGCCGATCTCGGCAAACAACGGTATCGCCTGAGACCACAGTGGATGCCGATGATCGAATAGCTCAGTTCGCGTTCCGAACTTATGCCAGCCTTTCTTCGGTGACCACTCCCAGCGTAGGTTGCTGCCATCGTATTTGTAGAACGCGATGGTCGGCACCCCTATCGGTGCTTTCTTCGCGCCCGGTATTTCTGGGTAACGTTCCATAAACTGGTCGCAGCGGTTGGATTTGAACCAACGATCTTTCGGTTATGGGCCGACTGCACTAACCGGGCTGTGCTACACTGCGTTGGTTGCGGTCGCCGGATTCGAACCGGATTACGAGGTTATGAGCCTACGTGTGATCCATTTCACTTCCCCGCAACATGTAAAATTCGGCCCTCGGCGTTGCTGACACCGCCCGTACCCAAGCAGGAATCAGACAACGGGGTACCCAAGGGCACTCTCAAACTGGTCGGCGATGCAGGATTTGAACCTGCGACCCCCTGCGCCCAAGGCAGGTGCGCTACCAAGCTGCGCTAATCGCCGATGTGGGAAGGATGGGCGTTACTCCAGTTTTGACCTCCGTCCAACAACGGAGCCTTCCCTAAAATCTGTCGAAGTCCCTCACGGGCCGCTTCTGCACGGGTCAATTCGCTTTCCAGTGGAATTGACAATCACTCACTTGTTACTGATACTGGTCGGGCTGGAGAGATTTGAACTCTCGACCTTTCGTCCCCCAGACGAACGCGCTACCAAGCTGCGCTACACACCGAAAATACGGAAGCCCTAGTCGCACGTGATTCCCTTGCGGGCAGCGCCGTGAAGCGCGAATCCGTAACGCATACAGATGGTCCGGGCATAACCCTCGGCATCGGCGCACTCCACTCTCCGCGAGTAAGTGCGGGACTTCTCTACAAATGGTCGGGATGACAGGATTTGAACCTGCGACCCCCTGTCCCCCAGACAGGTGCGCTAACCAAGCTGCGCTACATCCCGAAAACCCTTGATACAGCTTCACGGCTTGCGCCGCGTGATCCGCTCACAGCAGGCCCACGGCGAACCGTGCGCTGTGACAACGACTGCATCTGAGACCACTCAACCACTCGTACATCTAAACTGGGTCAGGATGGAAGGATTTGAACCTTCAGGGTCATACTGACACCAGCATCCGAGGCTGGACGGCTACCAAGTTACCGTTCTACACCCTGACAATCAAAATTTTGGTCGGGGTGAGAGGACTCGAACCTCCAGTGATCTTAATCTCCTGTTTCCAAAACAGGTCGGCTACCATCTACCGATTTACACCCCGATTTTACACACTCGCCGGGGCAAGGAAAACTAGCTTGTTTGTTGGGAAAATTCACTAACAAACACGGCCCCGGTGCCTAGCAGCACGGGGTGCAACCGTCTATAGAACGGTGTCCCCGCGCAACGTAGGGTTGCACGGTCGAAACATCGTAAATGGTCGCATCGTGTTCATTTGAAGGTTTTGAACCTCTTCACATAGTATACTGATAAACCAGAAATTTTGTCCAGTTATTTTTCAGAAAAATGAAACCCCGTCCATAATGTGCTGGTGCCGCCCTTCCAAGGCTCGCGGACAGGCGGTGTCCGTGCAGGGATGGGTGACGCTCCTGACAATATCGGACGGCTCAACCGCGTCCGCAAAATAGCTGTTTTTCCGATGACTTCTGACCCGCGCCTGTATTGGACCGCTCAGGAACTCCCGGCGCTTGGCCCCCCGGCGTAGTGACACAATTTGCCACTTCCAGTGCTTGTGGCAGAACGCGATGTTTTGTTCGTCCCCGTCAATGAGCCAGCGTTCTCCCCGCTTGAAGCAGTTCGGGTACGAGCACTGTACCGTTGCGTCAGAGTCTACCAGTGAGATCGAGATCAAATGCTTGAAGCAGTAGCTTCCACCCTTAGCTACATACGGTGCGGGTTCGTTGCAGATGATGCACATCTGCGTAACAGGTGTGAGATCACCCCAGACTTGCAATCCGGCTTCCGCCCGTTTTTCTTTGATGAGGCTTCGCAGATGTTCACATTCGTCCAGAATGTGATCTAGTTGCTCTTTCTCAGCGCAAGTGTCATACGAGTAGTAAAGCGTTCTGCGCAAGCGGTGGAGCTTAAGCTTGAGAAACACGTACTGGCGCAACAGGTCTTCGTACTCGAAGTAGACATGCCCATCCGTGCTCGGCTTAAGCGTGCGTTCGTACTGCATCGCTGTGCCGATCTCACGGTTAATTCTGCCCACCGCAGCGGTCGTCCCATAGTCAATGACAAGAGCCAACAAGTCCTTCATGTGGTCAGGATTGTTGGCTCGTTTTTCTGCCAAAGACGTAAGATATTCAGATGGCGTCAAACGTTACTCCGTTGCCGCTGGTGCCTCTGCGGGCGCGTTGCCCTTGTTGTTTGCGAGGTTGAACAACTTCTCGAAGTTCGGAGAAGCCGGATCGAGTGCCAGCGCCAGTGCTGCTTCCAGCTTGGTGATCTTCTCTTCCAACTGCTTCTTCTTTTCCATGCTCGACTTGCTGTAGGTCTCGGAAACGAGCTTGTTGTCCGCTCCGAAACTCTGCTGGTCGGGCTTGATCTTCTTCAGTTCTTTCTGCGCTTCTTCGATCAGGTTTTGCACGGAGAGGATGGCCTGCACGCGCTTGGTTTTCACCTGCTCAACTAGGACGTTAACCACGGCGTCCTGTACGGCAGGTCCGAGTCCTGCGATTTTCTCGGCGACTTGCTCTTTGATTGTTGCCATTGTTTTTCCTTTGCGGAATTCCGCTTGGTTGATTATAGCACGGGTGGGGTTGTAAAATCCCCGCTGACGGACGGGAAACTTGTCTTCCATTTGGGCCAGATGTTCAGCCGGGTCGCCATCAGCAAGTGGCCTAAATGGTTCTTACCTTCAGGCGGATGGATGCCATGCTTGCAAATATGACCTTCCAATTTGCCCTTACAGACGCCCCAATACGTATCGTGCCACCAATTACCTTCTTCAAGATAAGCCCCTTCAGTGCTCACCAGCTTCAGGGCCAACTCCGGGTAAGAAGTGAATTTGCACAGCACGAGGTCTTTCATAATGCCCCACTTGATTTCGTCCCAATCGGGGCGCATCCCCTTCATGGTGCGACCAAGCTTCTTTGCTTGTGCGGCGGTCAGGCGGGGATTGAACTCCAACGAGAACGGCTCACGCTGGGACGCGGGAAACTTAGCCGCTTGGTAAGCGTGCTCAACGCTCGCATAGGCTACACCTTCAAACGGAATGGTGCAGTGAAAGAAGTTCGACAAGAAATCGAACTCATAAGCAAAATGCTCAATTCGGTTTGGAAGGGCTGGGATTGTCGTGCTCATGTTGTTCCTTTGGTGCCAGAGTCATCGGAAGCGGTCTGATCTCTCCATGGATCAAGCACAAGTCAAACCTGTAAATGTCACCGTTCGGCATGGTGACCGACAAAAAGGTCATTGAGTTCGGGTCGCCAAGTAGCGGGGCTTTCTCAGGGTGCTCCGCTACTTGCCGCTTCCATTCTTCAACATACCACAAACAAGGAATGTACATTAGTCCGCCAGTTTGAGTTTCCCGTCTTCTTCCGGGAATTTGGTCGTGAAGCCCAATGGGTCTTGACCCTGCTTCTTCACCTTGAGCACCTTCTTGGAATCGGACTTCAGGCGCTTCAACGTCTCTTCGCGATCCAATCCAAGGCAGTAGTTTGCCACAACGAGTTCGCGCAAGTGGGCGAGTCCCAAACCTTCGGTCTTGTCCACCATATCCTGAAGTTCTTCCGGCGTCACGTGATCCTTCAGGATGTTGTAGAGATAATCGTGACGTGCTTCTGCAACCGGAGCGTTCAAGCCGATCACAAGATCAAAACGGCCGGGGCGCTTCACGATGCGATCTTCCAACTGCTCCGGCTTGTTCGTCGTAGCAAGGTGAACGATGTGGTCAACCTGTGTCTCGCCGTCGAGGAGAGCCAAAAGCGCACGGGCGGACGATGATTCATCGCTCGCGCCCATGAACGTCTCGATGTCCTCGATGATTGTCAGGATCGGGCGGCGCGATTCAATCTGGCGGATGCCGCCCAATGCTGTCTCCGCAAGGCGGCAGTTTGTGACCATGATGACAATGCCGTCGCGCTTCACGATGTCGTCGCAGAGTAATCGGATGATCGAAGTTTTACCGCAGCCAGCGGGCCCGTACATCAGAATGCCGCGCTTGTGAAGCAGTCCGGTGTCTTTGAAAAGCTTCTCCCGGCCCCAGAACTTGTCAATCTGATCGAGGATAAATTCGATTGGCGTCCCCGGCAGTCGCAGGAGCGTATCGGACGGAAATTTCACTTTGGAGAGAAACCATCCGCTGTTGTCGTTGTCAATCTCGTAGATGCCAGCCGGGATGGAGTCTTGTGTGTGACCTACAGGGCGGTATAACCCCCCGCGCTTCGACCAATGGAAATATTTCTGATCTTCTTCGTCAGCTTCTATCGCCTGACTGTCTTTTGGTACGGATGATGTTCCTTCTACAGCGTCGTCGTCATCGTAAGAGCGTTTTCTGGAGGATGCTAGATTTGCCATAAGTGAATAATACCACATTGACAAATTCAGTCAACCTTGCAGCCGCTAAACTGCAAAACGATTCATTTATTTTTCGATCAATTCGATGAGATCGCGCTGGGCGAATGGTTTGCGAAGGATTGGAACATCCGCGATCTCCACCGGGAGCTTCGGCGGATCGCCGGACATCAAGGCCATTTTTTGATTCGGGTTCATCTTGCGAATCTCAGTCAAAAGAGGAACGCCAGTCTTGCGCGGCATCATGTTGTCGCTAAGCACGAAGTCAAAGCCAGCTTCCGAGTGACGGTAGATGTGCAGGGCTTCCACGCCGTCCACAGCGGTTGTAACGGCGTAGCCACGAGCTTGCAAAGACATACTGAACACGTCTCGCAAGCTCTCTTCGTCATCAACGATCAGGACGCTTTTCATGCGCTCTCCTAGAAGCTCGGCAGCAAGCCGAAATAGTTGGCGATCAAAGCCGCGATCCCCAAAATGACGAGCGCTGCGATGAGCGCCCCAAAAACACCAAGCTCTTTTGTCTTCGCCATTTTACTTGCTCCCCCGAACAAGGTAGATCACTTCGTCGTAGACCTTATACGCCATCACAGCGATCTGGTTGTAATGTTCGGCGGTCATACGCACGATTTCCATCATTTGCTCACGCGTTGCAACCACGCGCACAGGAATCATGCGTTCATGGTATTCTGCACCTTCGTGCTGCCACTTTCCGTTCAGGACAGGCATCAACGTCATGCCGCCAGTGATCTTTTGAACCTTCGCGTCCCACGGCTTATGATCCCGGCGCAAGCGAAATGGCGTGCCATCATTCGCCACGGTCGGCACAAGAATCTCCCACATGCTCTTGACTTCGTAAGAGTCAACGCCTAACGGATCGAGCAAGTTGGGTGTCTTCGGTGCCATAGTCTATTTGATGCCGTTAAACTGTCTCCAGATTCGGTAAATTTCCGCCACTGAAGAGATCGTGTCCATGTCTAATTATACGGGGAAAACGGCGTTTTTGGCTAGCTGTAAGTATAGTGTTTTCAGGCGTTTGCACCTATGTTTTTCACGCCAAAGTTATCTGTCTGAGAATGACAGTTGGGGCAAAGGAAACGGATGTTGCTTTTGCGGTTATCTTGGTTGTTACCGTTTTTGTGATCTACGGGAAGAACGAGCGCACGTCCACGCCAGATTGGTTCTTGACCACAAAGATAACATTTGTACAGCACTCCTGATTCAATTAAAGCTTCGCGCAGGCGATTCGCATGTTCTTTGTGCCCCGGTCGGCGGGATAAAACTAAAATCTCTTTCCAGTGAAGTTTTTTATTGCCGCCCTTATGGTGTTCACCCCTGTTAGTGCCTTGCCCTAAGAAATGAGAGAAATCAATTCCAAACTCAATCGTTCTTCGTTTGATGTTGGCTTGTGTTCCTCCGTTTTGACGAAGGTTGAATTTCCGTAGAACATCAGCGAAGCTGACGCTGGATTTAATGGCGGGTTCCAGATTTTCTTTTGTGTAGCGCATCGGCAGAGTCCTTTTACATAAATACTGCGTCTCTGCCGATTTTTGAAATGGTGCCCAAGGTGGGGGTCGAACCCACAGAATCTCTCCGGTTTGAGCGGAGCGCCTTTGCCAATTTGACCACTTGGGCGTTATAAAACTGGTGCGACTGACAGGCATCGAACCTGCATGGCTGTTAACCACAGGAGTCCAGTGCGTCTGCCGATTCCGCCACGGCGTTGCAAAACTTTGGTGCGTAGAGTGGGACTCGAACCCACAAACCATGCGTTCTAAGCGCATGAGGTATGCCAATTCCCTTCACCTACGCAAAACTTTTCTTCTTTAGTTCAGCAATCTTACAATTGAAAGAAGTTTGCTACAAACTTCTGACAAAACTTGGTGCGGCTGGAGAGATTTGAACTCTCACGTCTTTCGACGCTACCCCCTCAAGATAGTGTGTCTGCCGTTCCACCACAGCCGCGTGCTTTCTATTTCTCGATCCCCAAGTCTCAGTTTGTTGATGACAATTAGGACAAAGAAATCTCAAATTCTCAAATCTGTTGTCGTCGTTGATCCCGTTTTCATGATCGAGATGTAGCGCTATTGGTTTGTTCAACCAGTCAGACAATCCGCAAACGCGACACTTATACTCCCAACCAAGACGTAAAAGTCGTCGTTTGAGTTTGAAACCTTCTGTGATCGGCGAGTTCTCGCGGAACACTTCCGAGTTCGAATACTTTTGTCGCACGCCGCGATTAACTCTGGCGTCCGTCAGCGACGTTTTACCTTTATTCCACGTCTGTCCTGTGAAGTGATCGGTACTCAATCCAAATTGCTTTATCAGCGTTACAAGATGCCGATGATTACCGCCAGCCTGTTTTAAGCCAAGAGCCGTTATAACCTGCGCGACTGAACTACTAGACGCGACTACGGCACCGAGGGATTCAGGCGTGTATTTTCTGTGTGTTCCCATGAGCACTAATACTGCGTCTGCCATTCCGCCATAGCCGCATTACTACTCACTACCGAGTTTGGTATCAGCTTTTTTCCACTCAGCTTCAACCGCTCTCTTAAACTTCTCCAGCCCGGTCTCGTTTGCACCGTCATAAATCA